CGCCCGGGCGCCGCGAACCCGACCCCGGCCGAGTACGAGAACAGCCAGCAGAACCGCATCACGGCGCTCTGCCAGTGGGTCTTCTCCGGCTCGTCCGCCGGGGCCGCCGACGCGCACATCGTCGAGACCGACTCGACCGGCCGGCCGACCGTGCACGGCCTGACGGTCGACGACTCGGCCGACGAAACCGCGCTGGTTGTCGCCGCTACCGGGGCGGCTGTGCCAGCCGTAGAGATCGAGAACACTGGCGGTGGTGGCGGCGTCACCGTCGACATCGGCAATGCGAGCGCCATCGGGATCCTTGCGAACGCAGGATCCGGACTCATCTCCGAGGGCCTGCGCGTCGTCATGGCGGCTACACCCATTGGCGGCACCGGGGTGCGCATCAACACCGATGCGGCGACGGCCGCGCCGGCGCTGCGCGTTGAGCACTTCGGATCTGGGACTGGCGTCCAGGTGTCGATGGTCGGCAACGGCATCGCCGGGACCTTCGACGCGACCGGGGGGACCGGCCTCGCCATGACGGTGTTCGGCAATCCGTCCAACACTGCGGCCACGATGACGGGTGGGGCGGGGCAGGCTGCCTTGCAGGCTACGTCTGGCGCCAACGCCGCCGCTGCAGTGGCAGCCCTCGGAGCAGGCTCGGCCATCGGACTCGCTGCACAGGGAGGCAATGGATCATCAGCTGCGACTGGAGTTGAGGGGTCCGCGGTCCATGTGGACGCAATGGGTGTTCACGGCAGAACTTCTACAGGTGCTGGCGCGGGCGCAGGTGTTTACGGCGAAGGGAGAGGCACTGGCCAGATTGGAGTGCATGCTGAGTCGCAAGATGGTCTGGCTCTTTTCGTCGAGGGCGACACATCCACCCCAGCAAATCCTCCCATGCGGATCCTCCCGCAGACCGTTGACCCAAGCAACTCTCCGTTTGGTGGAGAGATCACGTCGAACGGCACTTTCAATCAACTTCGTCACGCCACGGGCGGCGGTGTGTACGTCAGTCTATTCCAGGGAGGAAGTTCAGGCTCATCTGCCTGTCTTTCTGAAGCGGCAGGAGAAGGACCATTCGCCAACAATTCCGGTGTTTCTTGGACCAATACGGTCACGTGTTCCTTGGATTCCTCTGTTGGAAATGGCTTCTATGGAACAACAGTCGGCGCATCAGTAATGGTCTCAGCCTGGATGGAATGCCGATCGCAGACCGCGTCTGCATCCACCTTCGAGATCCAAGTGACAGATCAAACGGACGGCGGGGCTGTCATCTACACCCGGACAATCGCCGGATCTGGCGTACTGAATGCCTATTCGCTCACCAGTGCAACCACCAACTGGCAGCGCGCTATCAGCTTTTCTTTCGTGTACTCGCCGACCTACGAGGGGACCATCAGCCTTCGCGTCGAGATCCGAAAAGGTGGCGGAGGCGCTGGCATCAACGTCGAGTGCCGGGACGTTGGTTGCAGAATTTTCGGCGCCACACTGTGAATAAGGAGCAATTGTGCCTGCATACTCGTCAGCTCTCAGAAACTGGACACTCGGAGATTGCCCCGAATACCTCAACGCGGCAGCACCAGAGGGGTACGGACCTGGCTGCGCCTCCTTTACTCTGGGAGGCCATCCGCCAGACGTCGACCTCACCACGTGGCTCACCGAGCGTCTCGGAGAAATGCAGGCACGCCTGGGCCTAACGGACGCAGCAGCTTCGACGCTCGCCATCCGTTACGCTCAGGCGTTTCTGTGGACCATCTACTACGATCCAACCGGCCAGGTGGCTCCGGCGGAGCCATTGCCATCTCCGCAGTGAACTACTTCGGCCAGACGCAGACCTCGTCGTCGGTCGCGCACACCTGACCGTTCGGGCAGTCCGGCTCGACCTTCGAGCACGGGGCCAGCCATTCCGGGCGGTCCGGACGTGTGCAGATGTTCCCGCTGCCGTTGTTTGCCTCGAAGCACTGGTCGAGGTGGTAGCCACATGTCCCGTCGACGTCGCAGGGGCCGAGCCCAAAACCCGGCGGAGGCTTCACGTTGTGAGGCCCATACGGATGGAGGCAAGCGCCGATGTTCTCCTCACACACCGTGCCGATGGCGCAGTCGGCGTCATTGTCGCAGTCGATCAACCATGCACCGTAGAGGAGCTGTTCGGTGAAGAGCGCACCGCCACCGATGCCAGAGGCGCAGGACTCGTCGTCCTGGGTCGGCGCGGACTGGCGAACGCACATCTCGCCGGCGAGGCCAGAGAAGCACGAGAGACCATCCGCGCACTGGTTGTCGACGCATGCGCCGTAGAGGCCACCGTCCGCCATGCACGCGTCGGAGCCGGTGCCAGGTGGCCACACGCATGCGCCCCAGTCGAGCGAACACGTGGTGCCGCCGAGACAGTCGGCGTCGCCTTCACAGGGGCTGTAACAGTCCCCGTTGAAGAAGTCACACGACGGCGGTCTGGCGCCGAACTGCGCCGCACAGGCCACGACCTCGACGCCGGTGGGTCCAGTTTCGGAGTCGACGCCGCAGATCGTGCCATTTGGGAGCGAATCGAGGCAGATGAGGCCAGGAGCGCAGAGGTGCGTGTCCTCCGGACACGGCCCGAAGAGTTGACCAACCTGGCCGCACTCGGGGGGCGGAGGGACGTCGATCGGGGGCCAGTCGCAGCCGATGAAGAAGGTGGACGCGACGAAGATGATGGATGTGATGGTGGTGCGGGGCATCACAGCACCTCGTGCGCCACAGCCAAGCAGCCGCAGGTGAGCATGACGTCGTCGCAGGTCGAGTCGCCGATGAGCGAGTCGCAGGTGTTCTCGATGTAGAAGCACACGCCGCAGGCCTCGTCGCCCTGCTCGCACTTCAGCTTGACGATGTCGACGTACTGCTGGGGCATGCCGGTCGACTCGGCGAGCGCGACGGCCTCGTCGCACCACATGCGGTGGCCCGGGGCACACTCGACCATGTCGGCGGGGTCGCTCGGGACGCAGTAGGTCGGCTCGTCGACCGGTTCGCCCGTCGCGTCGTCGGTCGTCGTCGCACTCGAACCCGTCGTCGGCTCCGAGGTCGAATCGGTGGTGGTCGTCTCCTCTCCGCCGCTGCTCGACGGGGTCGACGGATCAAGGGTGTTGGAGGTGGTGGTCGGGGGCGGCGAGGTCTGGGTCGATCCGACGCCGTCGTCGGCGCATGCGGTGATGATGAATGAAAGGGAGGCTCCGAGGAGCACATGGGCGTATGTCTTGAAGTTCATGTCGTGTTCCTGCGTGGTCTGTACCGTGCGTTCTTAAGCGCGTCAAGCTATCTTGTTTCTCATAGCGTAGAACGGCCTACAGCGGCGGTATGCTGAAGATGTGCGCGTTTTCCGCGCCGTCCGTCGGATAGACGCACAGGCCGTGGCGGTCGTCGCACACGGTGCCGCCCTCACAATCCCTATCGGCGTTTCCCTTATCGCATACCAGGAAGCACAGCTTGAACGACTCGGAACAGGACATCTCCCCACGCCATGCCGCGCATTCGGCGGTCAGCGGGTCGGAGGCGGCCTCGAACGGCGGCAGGCAGATCCGGCCCTCGGGCACCTCGACGCAGGCGAGGCCGTCCGCGCATCCGGCGGGCGCCTCGGCGTCGGGGGCACACGGGCCGAACATCTGGCCGACGTCGAGGCACTCTCCGGGCTCGATCCAGTCGCAGCCGCCGCAGATGATCGAGCAGGAGAGTGCGGATAGGAGGAGCGCGATGGGAGCCTTGAATGCGATGCCAAGCATAAGTTGGAGCATGCCGCGCTGATGAGTCCGCCGCAAGACCCTGGCGAAGCCCCATAATGTGCCGCCAATAGACCTCGGACGAATGGACGGACATGCGTCCGTGATAGCCCATCGATCAGCCGCACGCCCACTGCTGCAGCAGCGCCGACCCCAGCGCGATCCACTGCACCGCCCAGACGTACCCCGCGCCGATCAGCGGCGACGGGGGCCGACCCCGGGCCGTCCTCCCGAGGTGGCCGACCGTCCACGGCTCGGCGGACCCCGGCCTCGGAGCCGCCATCCCGCGCGCCGCCATCGTCAGGCTCACCACCGGTCGTCCCCCTCGTCGTCCTCGACGACCTCCGGCTCCACCACTACCACGCGGCGGCCCTGCGACAGCGACCTGTGCGGCCCAGAGCTCGTGAGGACCTTGTGGGGCCCGGTCGTCCGCGTCCGGGGGAGGGTTGCCCCCGACATGGCCGCGAGGTCCCTGCGCGCCTCCAGGACCTGCAGGTTGTGCTCGTTCTGCCGCCGCGCCCAGGCGCCGAACGCGGTCGCCGCCACCGTCGAGGCGATCGCCATCTTCGCCAGGCCCCAGACCTCCGCCCCGAACGCCGGCCCGAGCGGCGAGCCCAGCGCCGTGTGCATCCACGCGACCAGCACCACGAGGGCGCACAGGCCGATCGGCGGGCCGACCATCATCAGCACGGACGGCGCCCCCGTCCGCGGCTGTGTGTCGAGCTCGTCCATGTCGTCGGGACATGTCTCCCGGAGCATGTCCGATCTGGAGGCGGGCGGCCGGCGGTCCCGGTCGGGCGGTGGGCGGCCGCGGGGCACGCGGCGAGGGTAACCGGACCCATCGGCGCGCCGGCGAGAGCGAGTCGCTACCCTCGTCGCATGAGTCGCAAGTACACGCTACTTCACCTCGTCGGCGCCTTCGCGTTCGGCGTCCTCGTCGGCGGCCTCGGCGTCAAGAAGGGCTGCCCGCCGGTCCCGGTGCCCGCCGACGTCGACCCGCCGCCGGTGAGCGCCCCCGAGGCGCCGGGGGCCGCGAAGTGACCCGCGCCCCCGCGCCGGCCGTCCAGGTCTTCGACCTCCGCGGCGAGCCGCACCAGCTGCGCCGAGACGAGTGGACCCGGTTCGTCGAGCGCGACCCGGCCGAACTGCGCGGGGTCGTGCTGCACCAGTGGGCGGCCAAGAGCGTCGGCACCATGGGCCACCACCGCGCCCGGTACGGCGAGCCGCTGGCGCTCGCGCGCCGCGGCCTGGCGACTCCGTACGCGATCTCGTGCGGGGTGACGGCGCTCGGCGGCGTCCCGGTCGTCGCCGTCTGCCACCCGCTCGAGCGGTACACGTACTCGTCGGACGCCGGGAACGCGCACTACCTGAGCATCGGCGTCATGGGCCTGTTCCCGTACGTCGAGGGCCAGCGGTCGGAGCAGCGGCACACGCCGCCGTCGGTGGCGCTGCTGGCCGCGGTCTCCCGGGCGCTCGAGGTCGCGGCCGAGCTGCTCGACGAGGCAGGCTGCGGCGGCGACCTCAAGGTCATCACCCACCGGCAGTGCGCGAACGGCCCGAGCGACCACTTCGCCTGCCCTGGTGAGGCCGTGGTCGAGATCGCCGCGCTCGCGCTGCGTGACGGGGCGGCGGGCGTCAGCCTGTCGCTCGACCCCGACCTGGTGCTGCTGCCCAAGTTTGGCAGGCCGTGGCCTCCGGAGTGGCGGCGGCACTTACGGACCGACCAACCGAAGCTTCTTGCCACACAGGCAGCACCAGTAGACCGAGGTGTTGGCGGGCAGCATGGCGCCGACCCGGAAGTCGGCTGACATGTCGAAGACGCGCCACCACGGCTCGTTGTGGCGCAGCCTTCCGGCTTGACCCATGATCAAGGCGTACAGGCACTCGTCCTTCACCGCGCCACCGCCATCGGCCTGAGACCGCCGAGTACGTCGGCCGTGTGCTGCGAGCACCACGACTCGCCGTCGTTCCCGGTGGGTTGCCGCGGCAGGCCCATGACCCACTGCCGGTACGACGGGTCGCAGTCGGCGGGGCGCCCCTTGTGCTTGCCACGGCTCCACACGTAGCCGGTGCCGGCGAGCCGCGACTCGTCCTCGGCGAGCCACCCGTCCCACGACACGCGGCCCGGCTCGGGCGCGTCGAGGGCGGCGAGCAGGGCAGACAGGTTCACGGACGCCGGCAGGTCAGACCGGGCCGGCGGCCACATCGGCGACCACAGGTCGAGCAGTCGGCAGAGCACGCGCGCGGTCGCCTGGCAGTCGGCCATGGCCCCGTGGGCGTCCTGCGGCCGCAACCCGGTGAGGGCCACGTGAGACCCGGTGAGTGACGAGGCGTAGGCGTCGAGCCCATTCTCGATGCAGGGGACACAGACGTTGCTGCCGAGCGTCGTCCTGTCGATGCCGAGCGTGGTCACAAGTTCAAGCGCCAGCGGGTGCGGCATCTCCCGCTGCATCCGCCGGACGACGCGCATGGTATCGACGACGTCGAGGTCAGCGTCGGGCAGGTAGCCCCACCGCGTGGCCCAAGGAACGTCAGCCCCGGCGGCGTTGTGGCCGACCCACACGGCCGGTCCGACGCCGTCCGCCGCGTCCCCGGCGGCGTAGCCCTGAAAGAATCCCGCTACCTCGAGGTCGTTATACGCGGCGCACCGGCCCCGCACGTCCTCGTCGCGGATCCGGTGCACACGCGTCGCCCCAGGATCGATGGGGCAGAGTGGGTCGAGCCGCATCTGCACGGCGTAGGTGAGACCGTGCGGGACGAGGACGGCGGCCCGCCGCGTCTCCTCGTCGTCGACCTGTTGCTCCCAAGGCGAGAAGACGAGCGCGGCGAACTCGACGGGAGGCTTTCCGCCGAGCCCGGCCGTCTCGAAGTCGAGGACGACGAGCGGGCGACGGCTGGCGGCGAGGAGGTCGAGGAGGCGCCTCCACATCACGACCCCACCAGGAAGGAAGGTGCGAAGTACGCTGGCTGCCATCTCTGGAGCGTTTCGATGCTCCCCAACGTCTTCGCCTCGACAATTGCTTTGGAGCATCGGCGGCATTCGAATGAGCCGTCGTCGTGCGCGATGAATCCTTCCCACGCGCCGTCCTGGCACGGGTGGCGGAGAGCAGTGATGGAGTTGCGAAGCTCGTCGAATGCCGACGGAGTCGCCCCTAACAGGACGTCGGCTGGTACCTGCATCAGGTGCACACTCTTTTGATATTCGGTTTCCAAGTAGTTGGCGAGTTCGGCCCTGGTCGGAACATGGAATCCGGCGACGGCGTCGTTGTCGAGCGCCTGCATGAACGCCCGCACGCCCGCCTGCGCGACCTCGTTGCTGGCGCCCTCCGCGATGAGACTCGCGCTCATCGCGGCGTTCACTTCGCTGGCGGTCGGCACCACGAAACCCTCGAACTTAGCGTCCTTCGTGTGGGCGACGATCTCGCGCTGCTCCATCATCGAGGTGAGACGCGTGCGCATGGCGGACCGCACATCATCAACGGTCATGCGATCAAGGCCGAACGGAAGTGAATCGTCGGCCGCCTTGACCGCCCCGAACGCGTCGCCCGGCTTGCCGCCCGCGCAGACCGTGCAGGCCACCCACGTCGACGCCAGGAGCACGCGCCCGGCGTTGCCGTGGGGGCCGCACTCGGGGCACGCGCCTAAGGCAGGGCGCACGTCTGTGGCGACTTTGTCGTAGGCCGACGTGAGTGCGGAGACCTTCTCCGCGTCAATCTCGGACTGGCGACGGACGATGTCGCAGCGGATGATGGCCGTAGCGATGTCGCCGTGCGAGTTGATGCGCGACGACTTGGGGAGCAGGTAGCGACCACCAATCAGCCACGGAGTGGGCGAGCGCATGAACAGATCGATGTTGTGCTCAGCATCTCCCGACCATTCGGACGACACGTTGAGCATGTCGCTGACCTGCTGCGGCGTGCCGTCGATCGTCGTGCGGCCGACGACGACCCATGGATTTTTGCAGGCAGCGTCCTGCAACCTCTTGCTCGCGGCCTTGAGTTTCACCTCCGCCGCAGCGAGTCGCGCCTTCAACTCTTCCGGCATCGTGAATGTGATTTGCGCGCGCAGGTTGGTCATCGCCATCACAGGTCCTTGTACGTCGGGAGATTGTTGTGGGGGAACGGCACCGACTCCTTGTCGAGCACGGCGACGGTGGCGAGGCCGTCGCCGATCGTGCGCTCCTCGGCGACGCGCCAGCGGTGCAGGGCGGCGAGGCCGGGCGGGACCTCGCGGGGCAGCATCGCCTGGAATGGCCGGCCGGCCCCGTCGCGGATGACCGTGATCGACTTGACGTCGAGGCCGTGGAACGCGGTGGCGAAGCGGTCTCCCTTCATCGACCACGCCCTGACCTTGACGTGCAGCATCACAGGAATCACGAGGCCGCCGACCTGCTGGACGAAGAAGCGGTCCCACGGCGGGACGGGGCCGACGTCGTCGCGCTGCCAGGACTCCTCAGGGAACCCGCAGTCGGTGTACGCGGTGACGACGTCGTGGCGCCAGTTGCCGTACTGGCGCGCGGCCTTCTCGTCGGCCGGGTCGCGCAGGCGCTCGACAAGGCTCCGGCGGGGCTGCTGGTCGAACCGGAGCGGGCGGCCGTGGTGCGTCCCGGAGCGGTTCGCGTCGCGGTCCCACTGGCTCACGCGGAACGTCACCGTTACGCCACCCGAGGCCCACGCGACGACCTTGGTGACGTACGCGTCGAACTCGTGCTCGCCGTCGATGAGCGGGTGGTCCTCGTCCCACTCCTTGTCCGTGCGCCGCGTGAAACCGCCGCCATCGCCCGGGGCCGGCGGGGTCCAGCCGGAGGGCGGAGGCGGCAGGCCGCGCCCGCCGCGGGATGGTCCGCCGGGCTGCGCGGTGGGGACGGCGGACCGCTGCGTCGTCGCGGCCGGTGCCTGTTGGTGGTTCTGCGTCGGCGGTGCCGGGGTGGCCGCGCCGCGGTTCGGGAGTGTCCGTGGTGGCATGCTGGGAACATCTTAGCATGTCAGAACGGGATGTCGTCCGGCTCCACGTCCTTGTCGAGGATCTCGAACACGTCGATCATGCCCTTCAGGGCGCCCTTCAGCGCCCGGAGCTGCCGCCACGACCTCTCGGACAGCGTGCCGTCGCCGTGGCCGCCGGCGGACTTTGGGCGCTGCGCCTTGCCGAGCAGCAGCCGCGCCCGCTCGTGCATGAGCGACAGGTCGTTCATGGAGAACGGGGCCCGCGCTACCAGGTCGGTGAAGCTCTCGTCGTCGGTCACGACTCACCTGCCCGCTCGGCCAGGTTGCGGAGGCACAGCTCGAACACGAGCCCGGCGTCGGGGCTGCCGTCGTAGCCGCGCGCGCGGCCGCCGGGGAGGTCGGCGGTGCGCTCGGCGAACTCCACGTGGCCCGGCGTCTCGCTCGGGTGCATGCCCGCGACCGGTTCAGGCCACGGCACGTCCGGGCTCCACACCCGCGGCACGCGGTCGAACTCGGACAGCCACCCGTCGCCGCCCTGGCGCTTCGGCCAGAGGACGGCGCCGAGCCCCGGGTACCGGCCGCGCATCGTCACCGCGCCGAACGTCACGTCGCGGCCCGGGGCGTTGACGTTCGAGAGGTTGGCGTCGCCGGTGAAGTCGGGGACGTCGCCGTACGCGTGCCAACAGATGTTCGCCTTCGCGTGCAGCGTCGCCCAGAGGTCGCTGTACGGGGTCACAAGCTTGCCGGCCTCGAGCGTCTTCGGGGCCCCGAAGTCGGGCGCCTCGCCGACCGCGACTTCCCGGGACTCCTTGTCGGACTTGACCAGTTGGATCTGCGCCCGGGTGTGGACGGCGACGCAGACGACGACGCCGCGGTTCCGGACGGACACGCCGGACAGCGCGTCGACGAAGTCCTGGGCGGGCCCCGTGGCGAGCGCGGCGACCCGCTTCTGGTCGTTCTCCAGGTCGCGCCCGTCGACGCTGACCTTGCCCTTGCGGTCGCCGCGGGCCGCCTCGCGCACGGCGGTCTTCTGCGCGCGCAGGAGCGTGCTCGCGGATTCGACGGCGACGCCGCCGATCGGCAGGTGATCATTCTCGGTCGACGACACCGGCGGTGGCGCGTCCCCGACGCGCGGCTTGGTCAACATCCACCTGCTGGCCTCGACGCTATGCCGGGCGATCCTCCCCTCGCGCAGGGTGAGCGGCGGCCGGCCCTCAGGGAACACGACGGCGAGCACCGCCTTGGCCTCTTCGAAGTCGGCGACCGGCCACGTGAGGCACATGGACTCGTCGCTGATGACGGGCCCGGCGGTGCCCTCGGTGGACGACTCGACGACGAGGAGGAGGAACGGGGCGACCGCGGGAGTCCCGTCGGGCCAGCGGGACGACATGAGTCGCATCATCTGCTCGGTCTTGCCGTTGTTCCCCTGGCCCGTGAAGATGAAGAAGAGCGACCCGGGAAGGGGTCGCCGGGTCGCGTTCGATTGAGTGGTGTTCATCGGCGACATGTTAGCATGTGTCGCAGTCGCACAGCCGCATCAACTCGCTACGCATGGCGTCCTTGAACATGTAATGGTGCACGGTAAAAGCGCGTTCATGCCATGACTTGACCATATGCCGATGACCAGGCCGCGAATGCGAGACGGCCTCCATCACCACGTCATCGCCAACCAGGAAAGTTCGGACGTCATGTCGTCAGCAAAACTGCGCCCATTGGTCACGCATACGCCGCCGCCTCCGTCTCCCTTGCGGCCTCGCGGGCGTCCCTCGCGTCCTCGGCGGCCTGCCGCAGGGCCTCCGCGACCGAGTGCGTGCCGAGGCTCGACTGGCACGGGACGCTCACCGGGCAGCCCCACGGGCGCACGCACGGCGACCCGGCGTAGTTCTGCAGGTGCCGCGCCGGGGTGACGCCGCGGAGCGCGAGCGACAGCGGGCCCTCAACCCCGACGATCACGTCGCGCACGACCTCTCGGCAGACCTGCGGGTCGGCGCGCACTCGTTTGACGACCACGGGTCGGTGGGCCCGCAGCGCCTCGACCATGCGACGGGCGTCGGCCTCCTCGGCGACGGAGAGCATCGGCTGGCTCCGGAACCGGCGCCCGCCCGCGTCCCTGGAGGCGATGGACTGGCGCAGGTCGTGGCGGCGCTGGGCGAGCAGCCGGTGCGCCTCGGACCAGACCTCCGCGGTGACCATGCCGCCCGCGTCGCCTATGCGGGACAGGTCCCGCGTCGGCAGGCCGTGGGTCGTGACCAGGTCCCGTGCGCCGCGTCCCGACGCCGCGTCCATGAAGTCGTCGACCGTCAGCCATCCCCCGGCGTACACGTTGACCTGGCGGAACTCGAACCCGCCCGGCGACTGCATCCCGAGCGCGCGCAGGATCGTCAGGTACCACGCGCCCTGGCGGTCGGGGAGCAGGCTCGCCCCGCCGGGTTCCCCCGCGCCGCCGAGGTCGGGCCGCTGGCGGAACTTGTAGTCGACGATCGCCGTGACGCCGCCTGGCCCATCGGGCAGGTACACGAGGTCGGGCTGGCCCTCCATGCCGTCGAAGCGGCACATGACTGCGGAGCAGTGTGTGACGTCCGACCACCCACGCGACATCGCGGGGCCGTCCTTAAACGCCCACGCGACCTTGTTCCATGGCGCGTGCAGGCGCACCTCTGCGAGCGGTCCGCCGGTGCAGGAGTAGAGGTCCGGCACCAGGCACGCGTCGTCGAGGCCCATCTCGCGCGCGACGAGGTCGGCGGCCGCCTCCGCCTGGGCGATCCCGCCCTCCCATCCGTCCGGCCACCGTCGTCGGGCAGCCTCGGCCTCGGCCGCCGCGGCCGGGTTCCGCCGCTCGCCGCGGTGTCGGGCCGTCACGCGGTCGGCCAGGATCGCGTGGCCGATGCTGCCGACCTGCTGGCGCGGCGACTCGTCGCCAGAGTCACGCAGGCCGAGGATCCACTGGGAGTATGCCCGCACCCCGCAGGCGAGCCAGTCGCCGCCCTCGGACTGGCTCAGGAACCGCACGACGTCGACGTCGTCACCACGCGGCGCCGGGCCGCTCACCATCACAGGAAGTCTTCGCATTGTCGAATGCTAGCACGGCGGCCCTACGCCACGACGGAGCGCGCGGCCTCGATGCTGGCGAGCAGGAACGCGTCGCCGGCCGCGAGCCGGCGCGGGACGTTCGCCACCGCGTAGATGACGGTCGTGTGGTCTCGCCCGCCGATCTGGCGCCCCGACTCCTTCAGGCTCATCCCCGCCTCGCGCATCGCCACCCACGCGCCCCACCGCGCCGCGACGGCGAGGTCGTCGGCAGAGGACAGCGCCGCGTCGACGTCGATCCCGACCGCCGCGGCCGAGCGCTCGAGCATGCGCCTGCCGAGGGTCGCGGGCGCCTCCGGCCTGCTGGCGCCGCGGCGCGGCCTCGGGCGCCGCCGGTCGTCCGTCGTGTGGTAGCCCCCCTTGGCCAGGCGGTAGCAGGTGAGCCGGGTGAAGCCCAGGGCCTCCGCCGCCTCGGCGTTCGACATCGTGGCCCGCAGCCGGCGGACGACCTCGCCGCGCGCCTCCCGGGCCACGACCGTGTTCCGCGTCATGACCTCGGTCGCGGCGACTCGCCGCTCGAGCGCGACCTCGTCGACCACGCGCCTCGCCAGGTCGCGGCGGGTGGCCGGCGTGCTCTCGTCGGGCATCGCCGCCAGCGCCGCCCGCGTGGCCTCCCGCAGCGCGGCGGCGTGCTCCGGCGGCACCCCGCGCGCGTACGTGGACACGCCGACGCGGGCGTGGCGGATCGCGTCCTTGACCAGGACCCCTCGGGACGCGAGGGCCCTCGCCACCGCCACGCGGACCGCGGAGGCGACGGCCCGACTCGTCGCCCTGCCGCCGTGGAGGCGGGCCGCCTCGCACTCCGCGGCGGTCAGATGCGTCGTGGAGGCGGCCGCGGCGTACAGGCCCGGCAGCACCGCGACGACGGCCTCCTCGGTCGGGCGCCGGCGGAGCCGTCGCGGCGCCGTCACGGCGCCACCCCCAGGGCGACGAGGCGCGCGTACGCGGCCCGGACCTCGGCGGAGGGCGGCCGCGGCAGGGTGCGGGCGGCGAACTTGTGGCGGGAGCGGACCTCGGCGTCGAACGACTTGGGCGGCACGCCTGGAGGGCACAGGCCGTCAGCGACGCTATCCCGATGGCGCAGGCATCGACCCTGCAGCGCCCAAAGATCCACATCTGAGGCGGCTCTGTAGTCATGGAGTAGGATGCCTTTTGGGGCCACTCTGGCCCGCCAGACCTCGGCGCAGATGACCGCGGCCGCGGCCCCGAGCGCAGGGTCGAGGGGGCACAGCGCGAGCCCGAGGTCGGCGAGGATCGCGGGCTCGTCGAGCCGGAAGTGCCACGGTCGCAGGGTCACGTTCGTCGCGGCGCACAGGTCCGGCAACACCGACCGGCGCACCTCGGCACGCTGCTCGTCGGTGTTCAGGGCCTGCGACTGCCCGCTGGGGTGCGGCACCACGATCACGTCGGTCTGGTCGGCGACGCGGCGCCACGTGCAGCGCTGGCCCGCGCAGCCGAACGCGTCGCCGACGCGACCGAAGCCCAGCGCCACGATCGTCGTGGCCCGTGCCAGCAGGCCGGCGGCCCGTTGCTCGGCGATGGCTGGCAGCCATGGTGCGGCGTCCCGGACCCCGGTGGGCGTCGGGAAGACGTTCTCGAACTGCACGTGGTCGAGCAGCGCCGCGCGGTCGACGAGGCCGAGGACCTTGGCCAGGCGCGAGCCGCTGGCGCAGTCGAATGGGCGGAAGCCCGGCGGCGCCCCGGCGGGCGGGGATTCGCCGACGAACAGGATGGTGGGGCGGACGTCAGCCACGGCGAGACGACTCCTTGATGCCGCGGGCCAGTCCCTCGAGCCCCTGCTCCGTGCGCGACAGGACGTCGACAAGTCGGCCGATGATGCTCCCGGGTGTCGGGGTGACAGCCGACCGCAGCGACAGGGCGGCGACCTCCAGCCGCCGCTCCGTCAGCCGCACACGCGACTCGAGCTCGGCGATGCGCCGGTCGATCTCGTCGAGGCGCTCGGTGGTCGTGGGCGGGATGAGTGCGCCGGGGATGTGGCCCGTGGTGGCGACGGTAACGTCGTCGACCTGCAGGTCCTGGGGCAGGAGCGCGTCGCGGTCGCGGCGGAGCGCGGAGACGGCCTTGACGATCTCCCGGCGGCCGGTGCCTGGGTTCAGGCGAGCGCCCGCGGCCATGGCGCTGTCATCTGTGAACCTGTCGAGGTTGTCGAGCGCATCCATGAGGGCCTCCGCTCGGTTGTTACGCTGGGTGATGGCGGCGACCAGTTCGTGCCTCAACTGCCCGATGCAGTCGGCCGCCTCCTTCAGGTCGGAGGAGAGAACCGGTCGGTCGTGTTGGGTGTACGCGCGCAGTCGCGCGACGATGTCGGGCTGGTCTTTCATCCCGGACACCTTAGCACGCGACAAGGTAGCGTGTCGCTGACACGTCTCCACCCCACCCAACCACCCACCCACGAAGGCCGGACGATTTCTCTTGACGACCGGCCACCTCTTCAGGCACCCTGTGGCGTCCCGCAGGGCCCCGGACGTAGCCTGCGAAGTCCGGAAGCAGGCCCGGTGCGCGGGACAGCCAGCCACAGGGTGCTTACCTGAAGGAGGCCGGGCGATGTCGAGACGGATCGACCACGACAAGGTCAGGGCCGAAGCAGACCTGAAGCCCAAGCGCACCGTCGTGCGGGACTCCAAACGGGACGCCGTCGTCATCTCCGCGCGGTCCCGCCCGAGCGTCGACGAGATGGTCGCGGACGTCGCCCGCGCCCGCGCCCGCGAGGCGACGTCGGCTGCGGCTTCGACCGGGCGAAGCGTCCTCGACGACCTCGACGAGGACGAGGGCGCGACATGCTAGGATGCCCGCATGCACAACCTTGAGGCGGTGAAGCGGTCATTGGCCGCGTGGACGGACGACGACCTGGACGCGCTGCGCAGACATCGCAGGTCCCTCGGGTTCCGGGCCTTTGCGTGCATGCATGAGGACCTGTGCGTCTTCCTATCAGGCGCTGGGTGGAACCCGGCGGCTGGCCCCGTCGGCCTGGCTGAGTTCCTGAGCGACGACGTCGTCGCCACCATCCCAGGCGTGGACCTCTTCGACTGACGCGGAGGCATCCATGCCAAACGACACCGAGGCGCCCTCCGCGGCGCAGTGGCCAGACCTGTCCTCGTGGCCAGACGACGACGCGCCGCCCGTTGAGTGGGCCCGCTTCTACCGCGACCGCTGCGGGTGGATCGTCGTCCCCACCGCCGGACCGATGGACGTCCTCTCGTGGGCCCGCTCGCTGGCCCAGGACGCCGCGGCCGCGTACGCCGATGACCACGGCGGACCGCCCGACGAGGAGACCGCCGTCGCGCTGTGGGACGCTGCCCGCGAGGAGGCCGACGACCTGCTCGGCCGCCCCGTCGGGTACATCTACAAGGCGTGGATGGCCAAGGTGGCCGTCGCCGCCGACGTCACCGACGCGATGCTCCGCGAGGCGTGGGAGCCCCTCGAGCACAGCCGCGGCCCGCGCAACGAGGCCGACCGCCGCGGCGTCGCCGTCCTCCCGAACCGCTCCGCTCGGGGCCTGCCGGTGGTGTTGGTCGACGTCGACCCACGCTCCGGCGGCGACGTGGACGGGCCGTGGGGCATGCAGTTATCTGGCCCGAAGGCCAGCACCCCAGGCGATGGCGTACACACGCTCATGCTCGCCACCGGCAAGGAAGTCGCGGGCTGCGACCTCGGCCCCGGCGTCGACGTCGTCGCGGCCGGCGGCACCGCGATCCCGCTGCCGAGCGGATCCGCCACGCCGGGGCGCCGGTGGCTCCGCATGGACCCGCCCGTGGTCGCTCCCGAGCAGCTGCGCAAGAGGGGACGCAAGAGGGCCCCGCCCCGCATCCGGGAGGGCGCCAGGGGCACTGAGGCCGAGCGCCAGCCCGGCGACGACTGGGGCGACGACGAGGGCCAGGGCGCGCAGGTCGTGTCATCCCCCGTCGGCGACGGCGAGCGGAACCGGGCCGCCGGCATTCTCGTCGGCATGCTCGCCAGGCCGCGCAGCCTCCCCGGTGACTTCGTCCGCGCCTGCCTCGAGCTGCTCGCGGAGGAGATGGCTGGGCGCGACGCGCCGTCAACGGAGATGCGTGAGGAGATGGCCCGGTGGCAGGTCCTCCTGACCCGCGGCCCGCGCGACGAGGCATTCGCCGCCGAGGTCATGGAGACTTGGCTCCGCGTCCGCGACACCAGCCGCAAGCGGATGCGGACCCCGCCGGCCAAGTTCGCCGCCTCGGTGTGGCGCGTCTGCGACCGCCGCGAGGAGGGCCGGGCCGGCGAGGAGGACCGCGGCGTCGGCCCGCCGCTCGGCGCCTGGCCGCCGGACGTCCCGGGCAGGCCGGAGCCGGTGCCGCCGTCAGCATCCACGACAGCCACTGAGGCGCAGCAGGCCGGACCTGGAGACGCCACGACTGCTGACCCGGTGCCGTTCCCCCCGCCGCCGCCCGCGGTCGCCCAGGCCGCCGTGGAGGCGTCCAGGGTCGAGACTCCCCGGTGGCGCGGCGGCGTCGACCCCCGGCTCTTCGCCCCGTCCCTCGCCGAGGACTACACGCGCGACGACCTGCAGCGCGACCTCGAGCGCGAGCCGATCCGGATCTGCCGCGTCATGCCGGCCATGGACTTCGCCACCGGCCAGCACTCGACGTCGCCCGACCTCCTCACCCGACCTGTCGAGTTCGGCTGGGGCGAGCACATGGCCGCGGCGAAGCGCGGGCTCTCCGCGGGCGACTTCGTTGCCGTCGGGGCCAGCAGCGCCGGCGCGGGGAAGACCACCTACCTCGCCTGGCTGCTGAACGGCCTCGCCCTCCAGACCGCGATGCGGCTCCTCCGCGCCAAGGGCTTCGAGGACCGACCCCTCGTCCTCCCGATCTGGGCCAGCGAGATGCCGAAGCGGAACGAGCTGTACGGCCGCCTCGTGACCGCCTACCTCGGCTTCCACCGGGCGGTGCTCGACGACGGCCCGATGGCCGAGGAGGCCCCTGGCGTCCTCGCGGCCGCCTCCGCGGGCCGCATGGCCCCCGCCGAGTACGTCGCCAAGGCCCGGGCCATGGAGGACTTCTACGGCAACGACGAGCGGTGCCCCCTGGCCGTCGCGCGCGCGCACGTGATCCGCCGGATCAACCCGTCGCGGCTGCCCCGACACTCGCGCAGCCTCGGCGTCACCGTCCACCACCGGTCCGGCCCCGACCTCGTCGAGCACCTCGCCGACGCCGTCGACCTCTTCCGCGAGGACCTGGCGGCTCGCGCCGGCGTCCCCACCGACAAGGTCCTGCCGGTCGTCGTCGTCGACCCGGTGCAGCGCTTCGCCGGCCCCGGGGGGCAGAGCGAGAAGGGGGCCATCGACGCGATCCTCGGCGCGCTGAACGACGTGCTGTGCCGCGAGCTCGGGTGCGTCGTCATGGCCACGTCCGACACGACCAAGGGCGGCGCCAGGACGGGGCTCGACTCGTTCCTGTCCGCCGACGCCCCGGCGCTCATGGCCGACGTGCTGTCGGGCTCCCAGGGCATCGTGCACCACGCGAGCGACGTCGTCGTCGTGCACCCGGAGGCCCCGGCGCACGGCGCCCCGCCGCCGCGGGTCCGGGACGGCGGGCGGGAGCGCGAGATCGGGCCCGGGTGCGTCCGCCTCTGGACCCGGCTCCTGCGCTCCCGCGGCGGGGGCGAGTCGCCGCTCCTGTTCCCGTACGAGTGGGACCGCGCCCTGGGCCGGCTGCGCGAGCTCGACCCCGAGCCGCTGCGCCCCCCGCCGGAGCGGGACGACGACGCCAGGCGTGGCGGCTCCTCCCGCCACGCTGGCCACGCCGGCCAGGGCGGCCCCCCGCGACTCGACCCCGCCGCCGACTACCGGCTGCACAAGGCCGGCGCCCGGATGCGGGACGGGTCGCACGTCGAGGACCTCGGCCTCGCCTTCACGGACCTCGCCCGCGAGGCGATCGGGATCGACGGGCGCCCGGACCCGCACCCCGGCAAGCGCTGGTGGCCGGACGTGGTCGTCTCCGGGCGCGCGGCCGCGCACGTCCTGGCGGCGATGACCTGCCGGCACGAGCGGGTGACGTAGCTAATGGCGGGCCACCCGCGCGTGAACATGCTAAGGTGTCTCCCATGCCCAACGTCAACATCATCGAGGCAACTGACCCGAAGGACAGGCCAACTGAGGTCGTGGCCCAGCTCCGCGACATCGCGGAGTGGTTGCGGGCGGAGGGCGAGCCGGAGATCGCTGCAGGCCTCGACGAGGTTGTGGACGACATCGTCTCGATGTACGAGCTATAGTTAGGCCACGACCGTGGCGGTCGCCGACCACGGTCTCGCTGATCGCTCCTCCTCGCCGCACGACTCATTGTTCGGCGAGGAGGCCCGAGCAGGGCCTGGGAGAATACCAATGAAGAAGATCATTTCCATGTTCACCCTCATGGGCGCCGTGTCCACCAGCAACATCGCCTCCGCGACGCCGGCACTCGGCTTCCGCGACATCGATGCCACGCCGCCGACCGACTACGACTGCACGGTCGAGACGATCGACGACCTGACCTGCGAGCTCGCCTGCGACGGTCCGACGACCGACTTCGAGTGCGCCTGTGAAGTGGATCTGTGCGAGTGCATCGACTCGACCTCGCACGAGTTCTCCATGTCCCCCGACCCCGACGAGGGGGCGTGGTGCGACCAACTGAGGCGGGGAGGCGGCCACTACAACAAGTGCTGCGATGGACCTGACGGCCCTGGCTGCACCAAGTATTGCCCCGACAAGGCTCCCCCGCCCAGCGGAGAGTGTGCGCCTTGCCTCTACGGCTGCACGAATGGGACCTGCAACTGACTGCCCGTGAGGATCGCGGTGGAGGACTGAGCCATGCTGTTCACATTCAAGCGAGACGAGGAAGGCCGCGAGCGTATCTACGTCGGGGACGTGTGCGTCTGGATGGCCAATGGCGACATGCGCGAGGTTGCCGGACGCGGGATGATGACCCGTGTCCGAGTGGAGCAAGCGCATTGCGATGAGGCCATCGAGCGCGCCGACGAGGCGGGGTTCTGGCATCAGCAGGAGGAATTCCCTGGACACCGCTTCTCCTACCTGTTCAACCTCGTCACCGTCGACGTGCACGTCGCCGACAACGCCGTCTTATCCGTGACGCGGGAAGGAGACGAGTCGTGAACCCTCGCAAGCTGACCCCTGAGACGTTGGCCCAGGCGGACGGAGTGCTTGCCGTGTTCGTGGACTCGCGCGAGTCGCACGGGGACTGCGACGTGTGGCGCGTCGCCGTTAGGCTGGCGATGGAGATGGCCGGCGACCTCAGGGTCGACGACCTCATCGTCCACGCGGCCAGGGCCCAGACGATCCGCGTGGTCGTCGACGGGGCGGACGCGTGCGCCGTGGTCACCGTCCAGGGGCACCGCGTCGGCAAGTCGCTGCCCCGGGCCATGCGGAAGATCCTGGCCGCGGTCCGCGCGGAGCGGCGCGCGACGGAGAGGTCCGATGGCGCGCGATTCGTCGCGTCCGAGGCGCCTGGGCTGCATCTGCACGATGTCCGCGTCGTGGAGGTTGACCGATGACCACGTCCACCATCTTCTCCGTGGCCTACTTCCTCGGCACCTGCGTGGGCGTCGCCTCCGGCCTGCTGCTCCCGTGGTGGATGTCCGGGGCCGCCGCGTGGGTCCTCGCCGGGGCGCTCATGGTCTGGCCGCTGCTCCGCCCGTCGCAGCGAGCCCTCCGGAGGATCTTCGAGCACGACCCTCCGCAACTCGTCGGCGACAGGCTGCGGGCCCTCATGGACCTCTGCGCCGCGAAGAACCTGCGGGTGGTGCTCGGGCTCTTCTGGGGCGCGATGGCGGGGGCCGGCGCGACGTCTATGCCGGTCGTCCTCGACTGGCTGCTCTGGCCCGGCCATGGGGACGTGGAGCTGTGCGCCCTGCTCGCGGGGGTAATCGCGGTCTCGTGGCTGCTCGTGTCGCTCGCCGACGTGGGCGAGGACGACCGCCGCCCCGGGCTGGTCGGCCTCGCGCTGTACCTCGCGGTCGTCACGCTGTGCGCCCTGCCGGCGCTGTGGGAGGTGCTCTGATGTCGGACGTCAAAGTCGGCGACGTGGTCGCCTGGGACAAGGTGCGAGACGGCACGCTGGTGGAGCGCCGCGGCGTCTTTTTCGTGCGATTCCGCGGACACGGGTACGTTGTCGGCCCCCGCGTCTGGACGGACATCCGCAAGCTTCACCCGTGGCTCTGGGAGGACTGCGACGACATCAACGAGCCGAAGCCCACCATCATCGCCATGGGCCTCACCGGCCAGGAGACCGCGGCCGACTTGCAGCGGCTCGCCGAGGTCTTCGAGGTGCGGGAGGCGATAGCTGACGAAGTCCTCGAAAAGGCGCCTGGTGGTCTGACGCTTGACGAGGTGGCCGTGCGCCTCCACGCCGCCGGCTGGCGCCCCGGCATGGCCGCCGAGGGCGCGGCCCGCCTGCTCGCGGAGGTGCGCGATGGCTAAGAAGAACCTCCACCGACGTAAGGCCGTTGCGCTTCCGGCTGCCCACGTCGAGGTGTCAACCGACGCGATCACTATCGTCGTTCCTGAGGTCGTCGGCAAGAACTCCAGCCACACAGGCGGCCGCGGCGGGCTGCGCTTCACGTCGTCCCACACGAAGGCGTTCCGGGCGTCGGTAGAGTCGGGCATCATCACGCACAGGACGCTTGCTATGGCAGGACCCAACGTGTTGGAGGCCATCGGCAACTCGCAGGCGATGCGTGGCACCTGGCGCCTCGAGGTCGTCGGCGTGTGGCCGACCAAGCGCGACGTGGTCGCGGGCAGGCCGGCCGACTTCCTCATGCCCTGCGGCGACGCCGACGCCGCCATCCCGCAGGCACTCGACGCGCTACAGTACGCTGGGGTCCTCGACGACGACGCGCGGGTCGTCGAGGTCAGGGCCTGGAACCTGTACCGTAAGGATGTGCGGGCGACGGTGATGCGGCTGGTGCGGGTGAGCCTTGACCTCGTCGAGCGCGACACAGCCATCGCCCACCTGCTCCCGCTCGTGCCACAATCCCCCGAGCCGCCGGCCAAGCCCGCGCGCAAGAGGAAGGCCAAGCCGACATGAGGTTCAACATCCCCCCACCGCTCGGCCTGTCGTCCCAACGCGTCGAGGTCCTCGCCGTCCCGCCGCACCCGGCAGCGGCGTTTGGCGGCCTCGAGGGTACGGGCCGATCCTGCGCCTCGTTCCACGAGCGGTCCGCCGTCCTCGCCGACGTGGTCACCGTCGCCTCGGCCCGCTGGATCGCCTGGGCCGTCCGCGAGGCGCTCGAGGGCCGCACCCCGCGGACCCGCGCGTTCCTCTCGCCGGTCCTGTCCGGCGGCCCCGGGTTCGATCTGGGCCGCGGGCCCGTCGCCGGCCCCATGGTGTTCGGCGGCGAGACCTGCAGGCCGGGCTGGCCCGACGGGTGGATGTGCGACCACCCGTCGCACGACGTCCTGCCACCCCACGAGGCGCTGCTCCCGGCCCGCCGCGTGGTCGTGGAGGACGCGGGCGACGTGCTGCTCGACGACTTCGACGACGGCCTGTCGTGGCCCCTGGTCGTCGTGGAGGGGGCGAGCGCGTGACCTGGGAGATGCCAGCCGGCCGTGCCGGTCACTTCGACATGTGCACCTCGCCGTGGCTCATCTTCACCGAGGACAGTCGCGAACTGCTGCCGCGCCTGCCGGACGGGTTCGCCGACCACGTGATCACCGACCCGCCGTACGACAAGAAGACGCACGAGGGGGCGAGAACTGGGGCTAGCGCTGACAAGGACCTCGGCATCGACTTCGATGCCATTGACGGGGATGTGTCATTTGTGGGCGACTGCGTGCGACTGGCGCGCCGCTGGGTGTTGGCGACATGTGCAATGGAGCAAGTGGGAGCGTATCGAGATGCCTCTGGAGAATCGTGGATCCGAGGTGGCTTCTGGCACAAGCCAGACGCCATGCCTCAGGTGAGCGGAGATAGGCCGTCGACCCCTGGTGAGTGCATGGCGATCATGCATAGGACTGGGCGGAAACGCTGGAATGGCGGCGGCTTCCCAGCCTTCTGGTCTGTCCCCATTGAGCGATCCGACCGGGTCCACCCGACGCAGAAGCCACTGGCCCTGATACTCCGCCTCGTCGAGCAGTTCACCGACCCCGGCGACGTCGTCCTCGACCCATTCTGCGGGAGCGGCACGACGGGCGTCGCATGTTTGCGTCTCGGCCGGCGGTTCGTCGGCGTCGAGCGTGACCCGAGGTACGCCGCGCTGGCCCACGAGCGGCTACTGGCCGAGTCGTCGGGCCTCACCCTGCGCGCCGCCCGAGCCGGCCAGATCACGCTCCTGTAGGTGGCCGCCCGCCCCCGCCGCGCCCACGCTCCCGCCGTGCCCCTCGTGCGAGACGAAGACGGACCGCTCCAGCCGGGCCTCCCGGGCGTCCTGCCAGAGGAGGCGCCGCTCCCGTCCGAAGTCGTGCTTGACGGCGGGGTCCTCGACCGGCGCCGCCGCGAGGCCCTCGCCGCGATCCGGGCGACGCTACTCGAAAGGCCTGAGGACTTCACCCCAGAGGAATGGCGCGTCGTCGTCGCCATGTTGGCGCCACCGACCGCTCACCTCGGCCGCCGGCCCGGCACCGCCGCCGCGCGCTACGGGGTCGTCCAGACGGCCCGCGACTGCTTCCCCCACCTGGGCTCCACCCAGGCCGTCGCCCGCTTCCGCGAGGCCCAGGCGCGCCCGCACGTGGCCGCCTTCGTCGCCGACATGCGGGCGCTCGAGCTCGTCGACGTGCTCGACCAGCGCGGCCCGGTGCGCGAGCGCCTGTGGCAACTCATCCGGCTGGCCGACGCCGTCGACCCGCTCGTCGCCGTGGACCCTGAGGCGGGCTCAAACCACGTCCGCGCCGCGGCCGTCGCCGTCCAGGCGATCAAGGTGCTGGTCGACATGGACGCCCTGCACGTGACCCCAACGGAAGTCGCCTCGCTGACCACGACCGCGTCGGCCAAGGACGAGGACGTCGCGGGCCTGTCTGACAAGGTCGCGCAGGTGGCCCGCGTCGCCGAGGATCTGCGGGCGAGGCGGCGGGAACGGGCGGGCGTATAATGCTATCATGCCCGTAATGGCTACCACCCGCGAAAAACTCATCGAGTCCGGCCTGTTCAGGGAGACGACCTCGCGCGACCTCGTCGCCGATTTCCCCGAGAACGAAAATGATAACATCCGCATGACGCTCGAGTTCGATTCATTCGGTGACCTCGTCCACCTGAGTGCGTGCATCGTCAGCAAGCCACTCGCAGAGATGGTCGCCCAGAACCGTCGCGCGCTCGGCCTTCCTCCGCAGCACAGCGTCGAGGCAGGCCACCTCTAACACGTGCTCGGCCTCTACGACCTTCTCGACGCCGGCGTCGCCGAGCCCGACCTGACGGCCTGGCTCGGTGGCCGCGCCGTGCCCAGGCTGCCGTCGCTGTCGCCGAAGGAGCGGCGGGCCATCTGCGAGGCGTGGTGGTTCTGGGCGCGTCCCGGGCAGCGCTGGGAGCCCGGCCCCGAGTTCATCACCGACTTCGAGTGCGGCCGCGGGTTCGGCAAGGACTACCTCGTCAGCCAGACCATATGCCAGCAGGCCGCGCTCGACCCGGAGCGCTGGGGCGGCTACGCGATCGTCGTCGGCCCCGACCCCACACAAGTGAAGCGCGATTGCCTGTTCGGCCCGTCCGGCATCTTCCCCGCGGCCGAGCGGGCGGCGAGGTCCGGCAACGGCCCGGCCATCGTCGACCGGAACCTCGTCGACCGGTGGCTCCGCTTCGAGTCGCCGCGGGGCGGCGGCTCGGGCGGCCTCACCGTGTATTGGGCCGCGTCCTCCGACCCGAAGTCCGTCCACGGCGCGAACGTCGGCCTCGTGTGGTGGGACGAGTTCGGGGTCTCGTACCACCGCCGCTACGACGAGCAGGGCAACAACGCGTGGCGGGCACTGCTGCCGGCGGTGCGCCTCGGCCTCGACCCGAAGATCATCATCACGCAGACGCCGAGCCGGGCGCCGGAGGTGCGGGCGCTGCAGGCCGACGCCGAGCGGCCCGAGTGCCCGCGGTGCCGGGCCGAGGCGCTCGCCCGCGGGCCGTACGTCGGGGCGCCGCTGCAGGAGCCGTGGAGGCTTCTGCGGTCGCCGCAGCGACGACTGCACCCAGCGCTCGACACCCGCACCACCGAACCGGTGCGCGAGTGCCCGGCCTGCGGCTCGCGCGTCGTGGCCCGCGTGCGGACCGTGTTCGGGGCGACGACCGACAACCCGTCGCTGGCGGCCCGGGCCCGAGACGACGCGGCACGCGAGCTCGAGGGCGGGACCGCGGCGGCCCGGCTCCGGTTCGCCCCGCGCGGGGAGGCCGACGCCGGCGGCGAGGGGGCGCTCATCCGCCACGAGCACGTGCTCGAGGTGACGGCCGGCGCCCCGCCAGCACGGCCCGGCGGCCCCGTCCCCGACCTGCACATGCGCGCTCTGGACGAGGTTGGGGCCGACGAGGTCGTGGTGTTCGTGGACCCCGCCGTCACCGCCTCGGAATCCTCCGACGAGACGGGCCTCGTCGCCGCATGCGTGCGCCGGACCACCCACGGCGGCCGCGAGGTCCGCCAGGCGGTGGGCCTCACCGACGCGAGCGTGCGGCCCGACGAGGTCGCCTCGGGCCCTCCGAGCGCCGTGTGGGCCCCGCGGGCGTACTGGCAGGCGGTGCTCTGGGGCGCGAGGCGGATCGTCGTCGAGGTCAACCAGGGCGGTGAGGAGGTGCTGTCCGCGGTGCGCGATCTGTGCGACCGGCCGCCGAGCGAGGCGGAGTGCCTGGCGCGGCTGCGGGGGGAGCACCCAGGGGCCAGCGACGCGCAGCTCGGCGCGCTGACCCGGCGCCTCGCCACCAGCGCCCGCGGCATCGCGGTCGAGGCCGTCCGGCGGCGGGCGCCCAAGCCGGCCCGCGCGGAGTGGTACGGCCGCACCGCGAGCCTCGGCCAGCAGGCCGTCCTCTGCGTCGAGTGGCAGGACGGGGCGAGGCACTGGCAGACGTGCGTCGGCCAGGCGACCGGATACGAGCCGCCGCGGGCCGACGCGCCGCCGTCCGCCCGCCGCGACCGCAAGGACCGTTGGGACGCCTTGTGCGGCACGGCCCAGGTCCTCCTCGGCGTGCGCGAGACGGCCCGCGGCGAGGTTGAGGACGCGCAAGGACAAGGGTGGATGGGGCAGGTCAGCAAGTCGTCGCTGCGCTGATGATCAGTCAGCGCTGGGTTCTGGCGTGGCCCAGTAGGTGGGGCTGCACTCTACGATGACCCTCCACTTGGTGATGGCGCTGGCTTCGTCTCGCACGCTGATGCGGCGGCCATGCTCAAACATGCTGTCGCACTCGGCCTGCTCCGCCCATCCTTCAGCGGCGTCGCTCTCGCAGGCTGCGATGATGACGACCGAGTCGTCGATGGTTTCACACTCGTCGTCCCACACGATGAAACTGGGCATGTGGACATGGTAGCACGCGCGAACACGTTACCTTGTCGCTCGCCGCCCGACGCGCCACACTGCATCTCATGCAGCAGCCCACCATGTTCGCCCACGACGGCGCCACCATCTACTACCCCACCGCGCCCGGGCGCGTGTACATGATCGCCGTCGCCGCGCTCGCGGACGTCGACGGATCCGACGAGGACATGCTCGACTCGACGAACACGGGAGACATCTCCGACCTCGTCGCCACGTCCAAGAGCAGCGGCGGCCGACTCTCCGCCCTCATCACGGGTGACCGACTCTTGCCTCCAGGGGCGTGGCCCCGCGTCTACGCCGAGGTCGACGGCGACCTGTCGGGGCTCGTCGACCACGAGGCCACCGCCCAGGACTTCCACGACGCGCTCGAGCAGTGGGCCGACTGGTGCGACCGCGACTCGGCCCGGCTGGACTCGCTCGACGAGGTCCGCGGGGCCATCGAGCGGTCGGCGGCGGCCTGAACGCAGGTCACGCGCGGACGTGCTATCCTGTCTGCGTCATGACCGCCCGCAAGAGAGCCGACCGCCTCGCCAAGATCACGTGCCCCCGCCAGGCCGCGGTGGCGAGGGCCGTCAGTCCGATCCTCGACGTGTTCTCCACCGGGTTCGCCAAGATGGGGCCGGACGAGCGGCTCGCCGCGTTCGTGCCGGCGGACGACTACGCGGCCAGGTGGCGCAACGCGGTGCGCATGCCCGCGCTGGGGATGGTCGCGCGCCTGGGCCGGGACCTGGGGCTCGGCACCAACGAGCTCCACGGCGACGCGAAGCTGCGCGGCCGGACGCAGGTGCCCGAGCTCGCGGGCATCAACAGGACGACGCTCCTGAACGCGCTGTGGATCTGCGACGCGATGCTCGAGGACCAGGCTGACATGCCGGCGCTCGCCCTCGCCCGCTACACCACGATCCGCTCGCGCGCGCAGGCGGAGGTCCGGTCCGAGCGGTCGCGCAACGAGTGCGAGTGCTCCGCGTGCTCGAAGGAGCGCGCCGCATAGTTCACGGCGTTCAGAGAGACATGATAGCTTGACTCTCGTGCGGCGTCCTGTAGTGTGCATCACATGCACGCCAGATTGCCCGCCGCCATGACGCACCACCCGATCTTCTCCGCCGAGGAGGAGCACGCCGCGTTCACCTCGATCCACGAGGCCCGCGTCGCCGCCTGGCTCGCCGTCCTCTCCGACCGCAACCTCGCCCCACGCTGCCTTCCACCGACCACTCCGGGGCTCGCCGAGCACGTGGTCTGGGACGCCGCCCGCGAGGCCGCGGTGATGCGGCCCGTCCGCGCCACCCTCGCCGCCGCCGCGTGGTACGCCGAGCCGCTGGCCCGCCGCCTCGCCGCCGACGACATGTCCTGCGAGGGGCTCTTAGCCGCCCGCGCCGTCGTCGGCCGCCTCGCCGCCCGCCGCTCCACGTCCCCCGCCTGGGTCCGCCAGGTCGGCGCCGCGATGGCCCGGCTCGCCGCCGCCGTCGACCACGTCGAGCGCCACAACCTGCGCCTCGTCGTCCAGCAGGCCTCCCGCCATTCCCACCGCTGCAGCGCCCTCACGCTCCACGACCTCGTCGGCTACGGCGCCCTGGGCCTGCGGATGGCCGTCCTGCGCTTCGACGTCTCCCGCGGCCTGCGCTTCTCGACCATGGCCACGCACTGGATCAGCCACCCGATCCGCCGCGCGATCCAGGACCGCCGGTCGACGATCCGCGTCCCGGTGCACATGCAGGAGCGCATGGCCAAGGTCGCCCAGGCCCGGCGCGTGCTGCTGAACGCCACCGGCGAGGAGCCGACCGTCGAGCGGCTGGCGGAGGCCACGGGCGAGCGCGACGTCGCCGGGGTCCTCGAGGTCCTGCACATGGGCGGCGAGGCGGTGTCGATCGACGCCCCGACGTGGCGGGACGACGGCTCCACGGAGGCCATCCGCGACTCGCTCGCGGACGTCGGAGCCCCGACGCAGGACGAGGTCGTCCACGACCGGGAGCGACGGGGCCTCGCCGCGCGCCTGCTCGACGCGCTCGACGACCGCGAGCGGTTCATCGTCGAGGCGCGGTGGGGGATGCTGGGCGGAGAGGAGTCCTCATACAAGGACCTCGCCGACGTCCTGGGCGTCACGCGCCAGCGCGTGCAGCAGTTGCAGGAGGCGGCCATGCGCCGGCTCCGGGCTGCGGCAGACCGCATTGACGATCCCTCTCCGCGGAGGCCCGCGCAGAACGTCGCCCCCGCACACCGCCCGACGTTCTCGCCGGGCGTGCAGGTGCAGCTGGCGCTGTGACTACCACGCGACCGCGTCGGCCTGCGACCGGAACGACTCCCACGACTCACTGCGCTCCGCCGGAGAGTCGCTGATCGTGACGGCGACCGCATGGCGGGTGGCGGCCGGTGGCACATGGACAACCGGCGTGGCGGCGGGGGGGTCGACAACCCGCTCGCCGAGGTCCGGCCGCGCCTCCCCGCCGGCGATCCGCCGCAGCGCCTCGACGGCCCGCGCGTAGATCTTCCGTACGGATTCCTTGGCCAACGTCCTCCCGCTGCACGCGAGCCCGGACTCGCCGATCGACAGGAAGCTCTCTCCACCGGCGCCCTGCGTGCCCTCGGCGATCGAGTCGAGGCCGTGGTGCCGGCGGACGACCTCGGCCATCTCGGGCCCGCGCAGGTCGCCGTCGCCCGAGGCGCGCAGGGCCGCCAGCGCGGACAGGGCCCGGCCCCACCGCGAGGCAGCCTCCTCCTCGTCGGCCTCGCGCTCGAAGTCGTCGGGCGCCGCGAGCACGGCCGCGGCCCGCTCGACCCCGCCGGCGCCGTCCGTGCCCTGCGAGTCCTCGTCGTCGTCCCCGCCGCTACCGACCCCGACGAACACCGGGGCGCCGTGCCGGAGGGCCGCCAGCAGGCCCGACCCGCTGGCGCCCTTGATCTCGAGCACCTTCGCCACCCACGCGGCGAGGAACTCGCGGGCCTGCTCGGGCAAGCGGTCGACTGCGCCCGAGGCGGCCACCTTGGACCGGGAGCGCCACGGCGGGCGCGGCCGGCTGCCGAGCGCGGACCGCATGAGCCGGCGGCGCGGTGACGGGCCTGGCGGCGGGAGGGCGGCGGCCATGGCCTCGCGGGCGATCTCGTCGACAGGGCGCCCGGCCAGCAGCGCCCGGCGCGTGCGGCGGGTCGGGCGGCTGCCGGGGACGACCTCGACGGACTCGGCGAGGAAGAGGAGGTCGGCGAGGACCAGCGCGTGCCCCGGCGTCGTCGACTCCGCCAGCGACTCGATCGCCGCCAGCAGCGCCCGGGCGGCGTCGTGGCCGTGCAGGTGCAGCCGGTCCTGCACGGCCCGGCGCAGGTCCAGCACCCACGGGGGCACGCCGACGAGGTCGCGCCGGGCCCACGCCTCGCCGCTGCCCTGTCGGGCCCACGCGGCGGCGTACGTCGTGAAGCGGGCGTGCCGGGCGTCATAGTCGAGCCCCCCGCGGTCGAGGCCGATCATCGCGCCCTGGGTCAGGTCGGCCCGGGTGACGCCGTCGCGGGGCGAGTGGTAGCGCAGCTGCACCGCGATCCCGGTGCGGCCGTTCGTGCGCACGTTCCGCTGGCGCGCGGCCATGAGCGGGCCCACGGCGGCGAGGACCTGCGGCGGGACGCCGGGCCGGGGCGAGCGGACGTCGGCGGCCGCTACGGCGGCGTGGAGGCGGTGGGCGCCCTCGTCGGCCCACGCGCCGGGGTCGTCGACGGGCCTGGGCGGCGCCGACGCCACGGCGGCGAGCAGGGCCCGCAGGTCGCGGTCGGCGGCGACGTCGTACCCGCTGGCGGCGCCGCGTGGCGTCTCGAGCGCCGCGGCCATGGTGGCGAGGTCGACGCTCCCGGCGGGGTAGAGCGCGAGGGTGCCGCAGCGCTCGACGGCCCCGGCGGCGCGGCGGACCTTGGACGGCCGGCAGGCGACGGCGCGCGGGCTCCAGGCGCGACGGGCGGCCGACACGACCTCGACCGCGTGGACGACGCCTGCATCGCGGAGGACGGGCGAGGAGACGACCACGGCGGCGCGGGCTGGCCGGGCCCGTCGCCTGCCGGCGGCGGGGCAGGGCCGAGGCTCCTCGCCCGGTCGCATCGGCCGGCGGCACCAGCGGCAGGCGGGCGGCGGGTCGAGCCAGTCGGCCACCGCGAGCCGGAGCTCGCGGACGCCGTCGCGCCCGGTGGGGTCGCCGGGCAGGGACCGGGCCCGGAGCGCGGCCGCGAGCCGCTCGGGGACGAGCCGCTCGGCCAGCGCCCAGAGCCGCCGCCGGAGCGGAAGGATCGCCGCGGCCGCCGCCTGGCCGTCGCGTTTGGCCTCCTCGGTGCTCACCCGGGCGTACGAGTCGACGACCATCGCGGCGACCGGGGTGTCGAGCTCGTGCGCCCCATGCCGCTGGGGGCCCCTGATCTGGGTCTTACTCACGAGGGGACATGGTAGCACGTCCGCGCGCGGCCCGAACGCCGTCCACCGGCCGGCCGACCCGCCGATAACTAAACGGCGTCAAGGAGACATGATAGCTTGTCTCCCGCCTGTAGGTCGTGTAGCTTGGAGTCCATGCAGCACACCTACCGCGCCGCCATCTGGACCTCCGCCGACCGCCAGGCCCAGCTTCGCCTCACCGATGAGTCTCAGCAACACCTCTCCGACGAAGCCTTGCTCAAGGCCGCCGAGATCGAGGCCGCCAGCGTCAACCTGTGGCGCGAGGACGGCGACTCCATCATCGTCGACATGTGGAGTGAGTAGCCATGACCAAGCAACCCCCGCCCCTCACCGACCGCGCCATGGACTACATCCGACTCAACGCCCCAGTCAGCATCGCCGACGTGTGCGGCGCCATCTCCCGCGGCAACAGCTGGAAGCCGGCGGAGAACGCCGTGGCGAAGCTCTGGACCGCCCAGCGCATCGTCGTTCGCGACAACGTCATCACCATCCCGGAGACCTGAGCCATGACCGCCGAACACGACACCGACGACCTCGACTTCGCGATGCTCACCCCGCCGACCCGCCCTGGCCCCTGCGAGGCCGCCACCGCGCCAGAGGTTGACCCGGTCGAGAAGCGGCTGGAACAAGCGCAGATGAAAGCAGCGTTCATTCGCCCCATTGAGATGACGCAGGCAGACGTGGCCCGTCGTGCCGCAAGCTCACTCGGCAAGCCGCTGACCATCGAAGTCCGCCACGGCAGCGGAAAGGTCAAGGTCTGAGCCATGGAACGACTCGTCAATGTCTACATCGGGCCCTCGTGCCCAGAGTTCACCACCAAGGCAACCGCCATCAAGCCGGGCATGGAATGCACTATTGCGCATCCTAATGACCGATATGCGGCGACCGTAAAGGATGTCGCGCCGAGCGGCGCATACGTGATCGTCGAGCGGAATGGAGAGCGGCGCAAGTTCACGTGGCGCAAGGGCCGATCTGACGTAGGCCACTTCGCTCAGCCCGGTTCGTGGTCGCCGACCCTGATCCTCGGCGTCGCAGAGGACTACCTGTCTCCCGACATCTGAGCGATTACCCTCGCCGCGTGCCCGACACGCGCCCCGCCCGACCCGGCCTCCTCGCCACGCTCGCCGAGGGGGCCGCTCGCGTCTTGGGCGTGCGGTTTGACGGCGGGCCGGTGCAGGCCGTGGTCCCGTCCGCAGAGGCCCGCTCCGTCATGGACTGCGGTCCTGGTGGCGGATGTGGAGGGCCACCGGTCGGATGGGGCGGTTCGCCCCAAGTAGCGATCACGCCGAGCCTCGACCGCGCCACCATCGACGACCTGTACTCCGACCAACTGATGCGCCGGATCGTCCGGCTCATCGTCGACGACGCGATGGGCGTGCGCCCGAGCCTCGCCGGGGACGCCGGGGAGCAGTCGTCGACGATCGGCTGGATCGAGGGCCGCGGAGGCTGGGACGAGGCCGAGCGGGCCATGATCTACGCCCGACAGTACGGCGGCGGCGGGGTCGTGTGCATCGTCGACGACGGCCGCCCAGCCGACCAGGAGGTCGACCTTGCCGCCTGCCGGGACGTCGTCGGCTACTACGCGCTGCCGAAGTGGTACCTCGTGCCTGACGGCGTCGGCTCGGGCCGCGTCTCCGCTGGTTGGTACGGACCCCGCGTGGGCCGGCCAGAGCACTACTTCGTCACCCCGGTGACCGCGCTCGGTTCCGACGCCGGGCTCTCCTCGCTGCCGCCCGACCAGCGCGAGGCGGCGGAGGCGGCCCACCCGCGCCGCATGCCGCGGGACCTGCGGCGGATCCTGAACAAGAGCGGCTACCGCTTCCACCGGAGCCGCGTCATCGCGTGGCCCTACGTCGACGAGATGGACCTGAGGCTGGCCCGTTGGTTCCCCCAGTGGAACGGCTGGGGACCTGGCGTGGTCGAGGCCGTGCTCGCCCCGTTTCTGGCCCGTCGCCAGGGCGCCCTGCGCATCTCGGCCATCATGCGCAGCGTGGTGGTCAACACGATGGAGATCACGAACCTGGAGCACCGGCAGACGACGCCCGACCTGGGCGCCGCCCTGCGGAACGCGCTCGAGTTCGTGAAGTGGTGCCGGGACTACACCGACGACTCGGTGCCGCTCATCGCCCACGACAAGAACGCGAAGTTCGGCAGCCTCACGCACCAACTGGGCGGCATCGACAAGCTGGTCGAGGCGCAGCGCCAGTACCTCCTTGACGTGGTCGAGTACCCGGCGGTGGTGCTGTTCGGCGACTCGGTCGGCGGCATGAACGGCGGCGACCGGGCCGGCGAGCACCGGTCGTACGCGGCCCGCGTCCGCTCCTTCCAGAACCGGTGGGTGTGGACCGCCGGGTCGTTCGGCGGCGGGTTGCGCCAGATGGTGCTGCAGGCCCAGGCGTGCCGGCGCGGGCCCACCGGCGGCCGCATGGACCCGACCGTCCAGGCGACGTGGCCGTCGATCCTGAGCGAGTCCGAGGACGACCGGGTGAGCCGGCGCCTGAAGAACGCCCAGGCCCGCGCGCAGGACCGCGTCGCCCTGGGCCTCACCGCGGCGGCGTTGCGCCGGTTCGACCCGACCGTGCGCGAGGACTACCCTGGCCTCGACGTGGACGAGGGTCCGCTGCCGACGATCTCCGCGGCGACGCCTGGAGAGGCGGCCCCGCGCGGGTCGGTGCCGGCGGTCGAGCCGGACGGGGCCGACGTGACCGCCACGACCCCGGCGGCGGCCAACGAGGCGATCGTCGAGGGGGAGGGGTCTGGCCCCGCCACAGGCCCGGCCACCGACGCGCCGGAGCGGATGGTCCTCCCAGACGACGTGCACACCGAGTCGGAGATCGCCGCGGCGATGAAGATGACCCGCCAGGCCCTGCGCCGGATCATCGCCGAGACCGGCGTGGTCCCGGTCGTGAGGAGCCCTCCGGGCGCCCGCGGCGGGGACCGCTACAGCCTCGGCGAGGTCATGGCGGCCTTCCAGGCCCAGGCGACGCGACGGGCCGACGCGATGCGACGGGGCTACTGACGCATCGACACCTCGACCGCGATCAGTTCCCGCAGCCTGCGTGCCCACGCTAGCATCGCCTCGAACGTGGGCGAATAGGTGAAGTAGAAGCCGACCGGCGTCGACGGGTAGACCTGCAGCCACCACACGTGCCCAGAGGCGCGGCACGCCTCGATCTCGGCCTTCTCATCGGCGGTCCAGCCACGGGAGTCGAGCTCAACATCGGCCCACTGATCGATGGTTTGGTAGCTCCCGGCGTGGTGGTCGTATTCGAGTGACCATTGGAGGGTGCCATCGAGGAGTCGTACGAGTTCGTCCATGCCGGCATGTTAGCACGTGCCCCGCCTACCCTCTCCACGTGGCGATGAGGACAGACGCCGGCGCGGTCCGACTGGGCGCGACGCCGATCGAGGTCAGGCCCGGTGGCTACAAGGTGTACCGCGGCGTCGCCACCTACGGCGACGTGGTCCTCGAGTACCCCGAGGACGGCTGGAACGAGTTCGTCCCGGCGAGCACCGCCCTCGACCCGGAGACCGTGCGCCTCACCGAGGGCGTCCCGCTGACGCTCCTGCACCCCGGCGAACTGCTCGACGCCGAGGACGAGGAGGCGATCAAGGAGCACACCGAGGGCATGGTTCTGCGGGCCCTCGCCGACATGAAGGCCACCCCACCGGAGATGGTCGTCGACGTCATCGTCTACACCGCCTCGGCCCAGCAGGCGATCGAGTCGGGCCGGATCCGCGACCTGTCCCTCGGGTACGACCGGCAGGCGGAGGACCGCGCCGGCGTGCACCTTGGCAAACGCTACCAGAAGGTCCAGACCCGGCGGCGCCCGAACCACCTATCCGCGGTGCACACCGCCAGGTCGACGACCCCGGACGGCAGGCGGGCGCGTCTCGACGCGGTGGCTCCGGTGCCCGCCCACAAGATGGTCGCGGGGGAGCGGCGCTCCGTCCTGGGGCACCCGCTCGCGCCCGCATGGGCCGCCGTGCGCCGCATGGACGGACTCCGCCCGGGGCCCGCCGACCACCCGGCGTCGCGTGCCGTCGTCCACCCGTACCAGGCCGCTGACGTCCCCACCTGGCGTGGGTGGTCCGAGCCCGGCGACCGGTCGTGGGTGGCCTTCTGGCCGCGCGACGCGTCCGCTCCGGGCCTCCTCTTCACCCGCCGCTCGCCCACCGGCGCAGTGCTCGGCTCCGCCGTGACGCTGCCGGCGCGCCCCTACGCTCACGGAGACACCATGGAAGACGACCTGACGTTCGAGCCCTCCACCACCACCGATCGAGCCGACGCCGACGTCACGGTCGAGGCCGAGGCTCCGACCGACGACCCGGCCGCCGCCGCGCTGGCCGCGTTCTCCCCTGAGGCGGTCGAGGTCCTCAAGACGCTGCCCGAGGAGGACATGCTCGTGCTCAAGCGGCTGGTCCTGGGCGCCGAGGGAGAGGCCGCCGAGGAGGCCGTCATCGCGGCGGGCTCCGGCGACCTCCCGTCCGTCGAGGCCGAGGAGGTCGACGACGCGACCGTCCCCGCCGCCGCGCAGGCGCTCACCATGGACGCAGTGCAGCGGATGATCGCCGACGCGATCGCGGCCGCCGGCAAGAAGATGGACGCCGAGCCGCCCCGGCCCGCGACCGCGGCCGTCCCCGCCACCCGGCCCCCCGAGCCCAGGGCCGACGCCGCCGAGGTCGCCCGCCGCGCGGCCGCCATCGTCCAGGCCGACCAGGTCGTCGTCAGCCGGGTCCGCGCCGCCGGGCACCGCTGCGACTCCGTCAAGGAGGCCAACGAGGCCGCGCTCGCCGTCATCAAGACGCACGCGCCTAAGTCCCTCGCCGTCGCCGAGCGGGCCCTCCGCGAGGGACGCCGCGACGACTTCGTCGCCCTGTTCGACTCCGCCGAGGAGTCCCGCCGCGGCGACCTGCTCGAGGAGCAGTTCCTCGTCGTGGGCGCCGCCCAGCGCGGGATCGCCGACCAGCGACTCGGAGCCCCCACCACCATCACCGGTTTCTCGGCCCCCGACCGCGCCGTCGTGGGCGACTAGCGACAGGCCGCCGCCAGCCAGCAGCCCAGCCCCGGAGCACCCCAGCCATGTCCCAGACCAGCACCTTCCGCTTCAACTTCCGCAGCGCGCCGGGCCAGATCGTCACCCCGATCGGCGGCCCCCGCGAGACCGAGTCCTGCTACTCGCCGTACGCGCCGCAGCAGCTGACCATCACGCTCGCCGGCGCCGACCCGTTCGCCGCCGAGGCCGACCTCACGATCACCTTCCCCCTGCAGGACGGGTCGGGCCTGTCTGGCACCGTGGGCCCGGTGACGATCGCGCTGGGCCAGACGCTCGCGCAGGCGGCGGCGACGGTCGCCGCGGCCTGGAACGCCAGCCCGCAGGCGAGCCAGCTCTACACCGCGACCTCGGCGCTCGGCGTCATCACGCTGGTGGGCCGCTCGCACAACCTGAGCATCCTGCCCGCCGCGATCGTCGGAACCTTCACCGACGCCCACACCGCGACCACGGCGCAGGCCGTCGCCGCCGCGGCCCCGTCGATCGTCATGGGCCGCTTCTACCAGCGTGGCACGATCACGCAGCCGCTCGCCATCTCCGGCACCCCGCGCGGCGCCAAGCCGGCCGCGGCCCTCACCAGCGCGACGACCATTGACCTGATCCGCGGCGTCGTCGGCCGCGAGGTCAACTCGACCATGCTGAACCTGCCGAACTCGCCGACCGACTGGGACTCGTACCCGGCGGGGCAGGTCTGGCCGGGCCTCCTCCGCGGCCAGGCGTACGTCCAGGTCGACCCGGCGTCGGGCAGCATGACCGAGGCGAGCGAGGTGTACGTGGTCATCGCCGCCGGCGCCTACTCGCTGATCGGGGCCGTCGCCAGCGCGGCCGACGGCGCGAACACGGTCCGGATCGACAACGCCCCCGCCGGAAACATCCTCGCCAGCGTCGTCAGCGTCGAGGAGAACCTGCAGCCCTTCACCACCTCCTCCGGCCGGTTCGTCCTCCTGAAGGTCAACCGCACCAACTAGCCCGGCCACGCCCGCGCACCAGCCCCGACAAACCCACCAGAGACAGGACCACACGGACATGTCCATCACGCAGCACCTCATCGGGCAGGCCCGCAACAGTGGCCTCCACGTCCCCGGCGTCGGCCGGGCCCTCACCGCGACCAGCGAGTACCAGCAGGTCGCCGGCCGCATGCAGACCCGCGGCGGCTGGCAGCGCGACCTCCTCGCCAAGAAGAGCCTCGCCGGCCTGCGCCTCGACTCGGCGAGCAAGACCCCGCGCAACGACGCGTTCGCCGGCGCCCACGCGCTCGAGTGGGCGCAGTACCTCGCGGGCCGGTTCGGCGGCAGCGTGCGCGACCACCTGGACGGCGGCCGCCACTACGCGATGTCGTACATGACCCAGCTCCATGGCGAGCCGGGCACGTCGTACCGCGCCGACGCCACGATCCCGATGGCCTCGCAGGGCCTCACGTACATCATCCCGGAGGTCTACCGGATCCAACACGTCGAGCTCCCGTTCTGGGAGGAGAAGGTCCTGCGGACCTACCGCGGGATCGACCCGGCCGCGAACAACTACGTCTGGTACGAGACCGACAACGTCGGCGTCGCCCGGGCCTCGTCGTCGTACGACGTGACCACGATCCCGATGGTCAACGGTCCGATCGCCAGCGACAACATGGGGAACATCATCCCCGCGCTCGTCGGCTACGAGACGAACTTCATGGACCCCCGCAGGGAGTCCATGGGCGTCCGCATGGGCAAGCCGGACTTCCAGATCGAGGTCATGAAGCGCGAGGCGGCCGAACGCGCCCTCGCGGAGTTCTTCGACAACCTCTGGTTCGGCGGCGACGTCGGCCACGGGATCGACGGGCTGATGGCCAACCCGATCGTGCAGACGCTCTCGCTCCCCGGCGGCACGTGGGCGAGCAAGACGGCGCTGCAGGTCCTCGACGACCTCAAGACGATGGTCTGGGCGATCGCCAACCGCACCCAGGGCGGCCTGCGAGACCTCAGCAAGGTCACGCTGTGGCTGCCCCCGGACCAGTACCAGCTACTCATCGAGCCCCAGACCGCGGCGGGCTCGGCGAGCATCATGGAGTACTTCATGGAGTTCTTCCGGCAGTCTGGGAACGGCGTCCCGAAGGTCGAGATGGAGTACCGCCTCAAGGCGTCGAACTCGTACGCCTACAACGGCGGCCCGAACATCCTCGCCGAGGACACGGCCCTCATCGTGTACCAGGAGGGCAACCAGGAGCGCGACCCGACGTTCGTCCTGAGCCAGCCGATCGAGGTTCCGGCGCCCGTGCGGACGACCGGCGTCGGCGACGTGACGTACTTCCACGCCCGCGGCGGCGGCCTGCGCCTCCCGGACGCGCGCCGGCTGATCTACGTCGTCGGCATCTGACGCCGCGTGCTACAGTTCGAATGACCGCATGCGCCCGATGGTGAAATCGGTACACACACGACCCCTGACGCGCGGTCTCGGCTTCCTTCGGGAATGACCGGGTGCGGGTTCGACTCCCGCAGAGGCGCATGTGACCCGCCCGCCAGCGATGGCACGGCGGGTTTCTTCGTGCGCGTCATGCCACAATGCAATCATGAAGCGAACTCGTCGACCAATTGGAAGTCCCAGCCGCATCCACCACGTGATCATCCAGGACGCCCGAGTGTTGGTCGGGCCCCACATGGCTCCGCTCGCGGGCTTCGGTCCAGTGGCCGATGAACCATGCGACGCCCACGCTCGCCAGGATGCCCCAGGCCGAGAAGACCCCGCCGCCGACTGACACCACCCACGCCGACCCGTTCGCCTGGGACCCCGACCCGCTCGTGCTCGTCAGCCGGCGCCCGCGGATCCTCTACTTCCCCCGCGTGCTCGCCCAACGCGAGGCCACCGACCGGGACTACCAGCAGTGGCGCGAACCGGGGTCCACCGCTCTCCACCGGCAAGAGGAGCAGATGGCCGTGGGCGCCGGCGTCACCTTCCTGGGCTGCTACACGACCTCCTGGGCCGACCTGGAGACCGCCAGGGGGCATGCGACCGCCGTCCCGAATTCGGTTAAGATGATCCTGGTCGAGCCGTTTACGCGGGCCCACGACCTCATTGCTCGCAACAACAGGGACCCGTCGTCGGGACGCCTCATCCCGACGGGGGTGCAGGCCGTCTACCACCGGATCCTTCGGCACCACCAGCGGGAGGCGCAGGACGGCCGCTGCGGCGCGCTCAACCCCTGGGCCACGCAGGACGGCTTCGACGCGCCCGAGCTGCAGATGCTCCGCCTGTCCGAGGTCTTCTCGCAGCGCACCGAGGCCGGACAGCACGCCCACGCGACGGTGACGACGACGATCAAGTACCTCCGGCGCAACCCCCACGAGAGCGTGACTCCGCTCGGCGCCCTGCACGACTACGCGATCCGGAGCCGCGCCGGGGCGGCGGTGCTCGAGGAGTGCCGGCGCTGGGCCGTGGCCAAGAAGATCGGGTAACCACGGGATCGATCGGCCGCGAGAGACGACAAATAGGAGACACACATGACCCCGACCATCGGACGAATCGTTCACTTCCATCCCCAAGTCGCCAGCGTCGATGTAGATCCCGACACGAGCCCACTTCCCGTGCTCACCTACGCGGCCATCGTCGTCGGCGTGAGCGACGGCGGTGAGATCGTCTTGCTCGTGCTGCCACCGCTCGCCGAGCCGTGGCACTGTACGTACGCCAAGTTCTCCGAGACGCCCGAGTCGGGCTGTTGGACCTGGCCGCCGCGCGCCTGAGTACCCTCGCCCCGTGACCTGCACGCCCGCCGACGACGCCTACCTGACCACCGCGTGGCCCGGCGTCGTCGCGCGCACCGGCGAGCGCTGGCTCGTCGTCGTCGACCCGAACCTCGTCGCGTCCGGGACGTACACGGTGACGATGGCCGGGCTCCCCTTCCAGTACCTCGCCGCGGTCCCGCCCGACTCGGCGCCGACCGTCGTCGCCGGCCTCCTCTCCCCGCTGTCCCTGCAGATGCTCGCCGCCGCCTCGCCACAGGGCCTCTACGGGATCCTGCTGCAGGAGGTCCCGCCGGCCCCGCCAGCGCAGCCGGCCGGGCTGGCGGTCACGGTGGACGGCCCCGTCGCGGACAGCATCACGGCGACGCTGGTGAGCGGCGGGGACGGCAACGAGGCCGCGCGCCTGTTCTGGCTCGACGCGGTCCTCTGCTCCATGCCCCCGTGCTGCGCGGTGACGTGCAAGGCCGACTGGACGGCCATGCACGCGGCCATCGCGGCGCACTGGATCTACTCGACGATGCCGCATAACGTCGGGTCGACCGGCGGCGGGGCCAACGACTTCGAGCGCATGCGGCTCGGCCCCGCCGAACTCTCCCGCGGGATGAACGCCTGGGGCGCCGGCGGCAACTCGGCGGACGGCGACCTGGCGAAAACGGTGCCGGGCCAGTACTTCCTGAGCCTGCGGGCGAAGTACATCTTCCCGTTCCGGTGCGTGTGACCTGCTACCATGTCCCAATGCGACCCATCGACCCCAAAGAAGTACGCCTCGCCTGGCAATTCGTGACCAACCATCTCCTGAACGAGATGAGCGCCGGCGAGCCAGAAGGCCGGGCCGCCCTCGACACCATGGAGCACGCGGTCGGCGTGCTGCTCGGCATGTTCCCGGAGGACGACGGGGAGTGAGTACCACGAAGGACGTCAAGACCGGCTGGAACGAGCTCGTCCGCGGCGTTGGGCGCCTTTCCGGCTCGGCCGCCGTCGGCGCACTCGATGAGGAGAACGCGCGGAAGTTGGCGTGGTCAGAAGTCGGCAGCGCACTCGATCCGCTTCCTTCGACGCCTCGTGACGGAGCGGTAGTTCGCCCGACCCTGTCCGTCACCACGGACCGGCTGCGCCCCGCCATCGACCGAGCCATCAAGGCGGACGTGCAGGCCGTGCTCGACGGCCGCGGCCGCGGCGTGACCGGGCAGGAGGTCATGGCCGACGTCGGGCGTGACCTCGCCGAGGAGGTCCAGCACGCGATCGACGGCAACGTGCAGCCTCCGCTGGCCAAGTCGACGCTGGCCGCCCGGCGGCGCCGTGGGCAGGGCGACCGCACGCTCGTCGCCTCGAGCGAGATGCTGCGGAGCATCAAGGTCGAGACGAGCGCGGACCCAGACGGCCTGAAGGACGAATCATGAAGGGCGCCATCGTTGGACAAGAGCCTCAGAGGGGCATGGTCTACCGCTGCAGGCAACCTGGATGTCTCGACGTCGAGGTGCGCAGGGTGTTCCCGTGGGGCCGCGGCCACCGAGTTCACTACGTCGCCGTGGGCACGGACGAGCGCCGAGAGACCAGCCTCTCGTCATTCCTGCGCCTCTACGTCAAGCGTTAGCCTCGCAGCATGGGTCTCGCCGCCTACCTCCCGCTCGAGCAGGTCTACACGTTCCATGAGCCCGCCGAGCAGTGGATCCTGAGGCGGTACGCGCCCGGCACGGGCCTCGCCGCTGGGGCCGAGCGGACGACCACGACGTACGCGTCGAGCCCGATCGCGGTGTTCAGGGACAGGACGGCCAAGCGCACCGGGAATCAGGACTCTGGCCAGACCGGGCCGGCGACCTGCACGGTGTACACGCGCACGCGGCTGCGCACGGCCAGCGACGCGCAGGGAACGCCGCAGCCAGCCGACGTGCTCATGGACCCGAAGACGGGCAACGTGTGGCAGGCGACGGCGTCGGGAGACTGGGACGAGGCGCGCGGATTCGCGGTGACGATGACGCGGCAGGGGTCCGTGGGGACGCCGCCGTGGTCGTGACGCGCTAGAATGCTGGCATGGGCATGGACAGCAGAGGCAATTGGGTTCCCGATCCGCGGCCGATCGAGGAACAGGTCTTCAAATCCGTCATGGTCGGTCCGCACTACGTCCGTTCGGAAATCATCACGAACCACGTCGGCGAAGTCGCCGTCATGGTGAACGGGTCGTTGACGTGGTGCAGGCCGGCCTCGCTTGACGAGGTCGTGTCATCGCGGATGCCGGTCGTGGCATGAGCCTTCTCGCCATCATCGCCTGCGCCCTGTCGCTCGGCCCTGCCGACGCCACGCGCCTCGCGTGCCGCCTGGAGCACTGGCCGGACTGCGGCGAGGTCCTGGCGATCTTGCGGGTCGAGTCCCGCGGAGTGGCGGTCGGCGTCCACACGCGGCACCACGCGCGCGTCCGCGGGACCGTGTTCTGGCGGCGCGCGGTCAGGGCCGGGCTGCTCCACCCCGATCGGTGTGCACGGCACCAGTCGACCGACCTCGGCGAGGGATGGGGCATCCGCGGCCCGCACGGCCTCGCCGCGGCGTACTCGGTCCACGTGCTCGGCAACTGCGTCGGACCCGAGGCGGCCGACGTGCCGCTGCTGTCGGCGGTCATGACGGTCAGGCGCTTGCGCGTCCTGCGGGACAGGTACGGCCTGCTGGCGGCGGACGCGCGCGCGGAGGCGTGGCGCAAGGGCGTCGGACATGCTAAGATCCATACAGAATGAGGACGGCACTGTTCCAGGCTCCCTTGCCGGACTTTGTTACCCAGGCGGCAACATCTGGGCCGTAGGCCTCCACGGTCACGGGGCAGAAGAGGGCGGGCGCACCTGGAGGCTCCCGCCCTCTTCGCGTTAGCCTCACCCCGTGCCGCCCCCGTCCGTCCTGTGGTCCGAGGAGGCCGCGCTCGACCAGATCCACGCGTTCATCGTCGCGGCCTGTCCAGAGGTCCCGCCCACGTCGATCTACCGTGCGCAGCCGTCCGCGGTGCCGGGCGTGTTCGGCCGGTCGATCGTCATCCTGCCGCTGACCGCGGTGCCCGAGTACGGCTCGCCGTTCGGGGCCGAGGCAGACAACAAGCAGCGACAACGCTGGTCGGTGGCCGTGACGACCGCGGCCGCCGGGTCGTGGACCGTGACGCTCCTGGGCGTCACCACGGCGCCGTTCGTGGCCGGGCCGGGCGACACGCCGGCGACCATCGTCGCGGGCCTGCGCGCCGCCGTGGACGCGCTGGCGCTGCCGGTGACGACGCAGGCCCTCGCCCCGCCGCCGGCCGCGTTCGGGATCCTCGGCGACGTCGCGGGGGCGAGTCTCGGCGTCAGCGTGCAGGGCCCGGCCGGCGGGGCGGCGACGACGACAGTCGTCGACGACAACGTGCGGCGAGCCGCGTACAACTGGGGCGTCTACCGCGTCCGCCTGCTCTTCCGCGACGTGCCGAGCGCCCAGGCGCAGCCCGCCTCCGGCGTCCGCTACGTGTCGACGATGCTCGCGGAGCGCGTGCGCCTGTGGCTGCAGGCGACGAGCCTGCCGGTGACGAACGGCCTCGCCTACCCGTACCGCCGGGACCAACTGCAGGCCGCCCCGGCGCGCCTGTCGTGGCTGCAGACCGAGGCCCTCTACCTGCCGATGCAGGAGAACGGCGCCTGGGTCCGCGTGGTCGCGCTCGACGTGTCGTTCCAGACCCCCGTCGCCTTGATCCACGACGTGCCGAGCCTGGACGCGATGGGGCTAGCCGGGCCGATCGTGTTCACATAGCGATCACTCGCCGCGGCTAGCCGTCGCCGTCCATATGCGAGCGCTTCGCGGCCTCGAACCTCTCTGGCGCGATCTTTCGCAGCGCCTCGGCGTGCTCTTGGCGGACGCGCTCGATCTTCTCCCTCGCATCGACGTGGACGGATCGGATGGCCTCATCCGCCCTGCAGCGCACCTCGTCCTCATCCATGGTCGGCAGGTGCAAGAGGGCGCCTGCGAGGCGCCAGAGGCTCTCGGCGTCTCTTCCGACTGCCACGCGGGCCACGACGATGCGCAGGACGTGCGCTGCGAGGCTTGGTTGGACAGCGGCGTCGACCTCGCCATGAATGCATCGCGCCGCCGACCTGACGGCCACGTGATCATCTGAGCGATCTGGCAGAAGGGCTGCGACCTCACGCGGGTCTGCGGCGCTTCGGATGTCGTCCTCGTCGAGGTTGGTCCCGATCTCGTCGGCGAACTCGAGGTGATGGGCGAGAAGGTGTAGGACGATGGCAGATCGATCCATGGGCGCATGGTAGCACGCCGGGCCCGCCTACCCTCTCCACGCTGGCGCCGGACCTGGGCGCCGAGGAGACCTCGCCCATGGGCAACGCGCCTGCCGTATCCGTCAACCCCGTCGTCACCACCCCGACGACCGTGGTCCCGTACCTCAACCACGCGATGTTCTCCTTCGTCCCGGAGGACTCGACCTTCGCCACGAACTTCGCGGCCAGCACCCAGCCGTGGATGCTCATCTCGCCGACCAGCCTCGAGGGCCTCGTCGCCGAGGTCGGGCCGGAGAACTGGCAGAGCCGCCTGCAGTCGCTCGGGGCCACGTCCGCCGAACCGGTGTGGACGGCCCTGTCGGCCCACTTCAACCCCCTGGGGGCCATCGACGCGAACGGGAACCGCGTGCCGCTGCGGGTGCAGAAGCCCGACGTGGCCTACATCGGGAGGCGCACCCGGGCCGAGCTGTCGACGAACACGATCGAGTTCAGCAACAACACCGCCGGGCGCGTGCGGGTGAAGGTCAACGAGTCGCGGTACCTCTACGCCTCGGAGGACCCCGCCGGCGCGCTCGCGGACGTGACCGTCGTCGCGGACGGCATCCTCACCGTGACGCAGCTGGCGACCGCGCTGGCCGCCGCCCTGACCGCCGTCGCGGACTTCGCGGCCCACTTCACGGCCGTCGCCGCGCTCGGCGTCGTGACGATCACCGCGCTCGTGGAGGGCTACCCGCTCATCGTCTCGCTGGCGGCCAGCACCCCGGGCCCGACGATGCTGCTCGCGGACACCACGCCGCACACCCCCGGCGACTACGCGCTCGACCTCGACGACATCCAGGCGGCCAGCGAGTTCGGCGCCCTCGTCGACCCGCCCCGCCGCCGGTGGTACTGGGCGAACGACCTCCAGGGCTCCGACGCGGTCAACGCAGAGGGCATGGAGTGGGCGGAGAACGAGTACGCCACCGAGACGCCACCGCGGCGCTACCAGTTCGCCTCGGAGTCGAAGAGCGGCGCCCGGCGGATCACGGTGGGCGGCGACTTCATCGGGAACTTCGACCCGACGTCGACCGCCAGCGCGGCGGCCGAGGCGGCGGCGGCCAACGGCGGGTTCGGATGGAGCCGCGGGTCCGTCCACGACCACGACCGCTACGAGTTCCTCGTCCCGGCGCTACTCGGCCGGACGATCGCCTACCTGCCCGGCGAGGTGTCGTTCACCAGCAAGGTCCTGCAGGGCGGGTCCGACGCGGCCAAGATGAGCCCGCGCGACTTCGGCGACAACGAGACGCTGACCCTCGCCGACTCTCGCCGCTTCAACTTCTACTCGGCGGACGGCCCGGGCCTGCTCGGCCAGGCGAAGTGGGGCTACCTCTCCGACGGCTCCTTCATGGACCGCAAGTGGCTCGAGGACTACCTCGAGTACGTCGTGCGCACGCGCCTCCTCGCGTTCATGCAGGAGCGCAACATCGTCACGTACACGGACGACGACATCGAGGCCGGGCGGAACGTCATCGAGCTCGCCATCGCCTCGATCCCGGCGATCGCCGCGGCGAGCGTCGTCGTCGTGTCGCTCACCCGCGACCAGGTGAACCCGGCGAACATCGTCGCGCGGATCTACCTCGACTACTCCGGCTCGGGCGAGTCGACGGGCGTCATCAACCGCTTCGGCACGCCGAGCGACCCCATACAGATCACGATCACGGACGGCTAGCCGCCGGGCTCCGCGAGTCACCCACCGACCACCTGACCCGAGGGACACACGACCATGTCCGGCATCTACGGCATCCGACTCACCGACGCCACCGTCCGCGTCGGCCCACAACTCCTGCGGCTCGAGGGCTTCGGCGACGACAAGTTCACCCTCGCGCCGTTCACCGACGTGGGCTCGTTCATGTCCGGCGTCGACGGCGACACGCTGCACGTCACCCGCGCGTCGAACGGCTGGCTCTTCACCGTGACGATGCTGCAGGGCGCCACCGGCGTGACGCTCCTGAACACGCTGCACTCGACCCTCGGCATCTTCCCGATCGCGGTGACCTACGGTCTCTTCTCGCTGACCGGCGTGATGAACATGATCAGCCTGGGCGAGGTCGCGGCAAGCCTCGGGACCACGACCCGCACCATGACGGCGGGCGTCTCGAAGGTCACCGGCAACACGGACGCGGCGCCGGGGCAGTTGGTCCCGGTGTTCTAGTCGTCGCCCTTGGCCTTGGCCTCGGCCTCCTTCCGCTCCCGCCACGTCGGCGTGATGGTCCCGCCGAGGTTCTTCCAGATGAGGCGCAGGCAGGCCGCGACATCCTCGGGGTCCATCGGCATGTTGTCGTAGGTGGCCTCGAGGATGCGCTGGACGTGGTGGTTGAAGTCGCAGTCGTCCTCGGACGTGATCGTCATCTTGATGGGCATGCGGTCACGGTAGCATGTCGCACGTACCCTCGCCGCGATGCCGCGCCCGACCGACCGGATCCTGCTGACGTTCCGCGAGCCCGAGGGGGCGCCCCAGGCCGAGCGGTACCGGCACTGGTCGATTCGACAGCCCCCGCCGTCCGTCGCGTTCGCCCTGCAGGGCCGGGTCGCCGCCGCCCTCGGCGAGGCCGGGCTGTTCGCGGTCGACGCGCTCTTCGCCTCCCCCGACCAGGCCGACGACCTCGAGGCGGAGTCGGCCCTCCTCGGCGACGCGCTGGCCGCCAGGACGCTCAGGCGGTCCAGGGCGGGCCAGCCGGTCGCGGCGATGGGCGAGGCCCGCGAGGCGCAGGCGAGGCTGTGGGCGGTCCTGTCGGCGGCCACGCGGCGCGCCCGGGGCGGCCTCGACGCGCTCCTCCTCCTTGGAGAGCCGGAGCGCGAGCGCGGACAGGCCGGCTACCGGTGGGCCCGCCCGTCGCTCCTGCACGCGCTGCTCATGTACTCCGAGCTCCAGTTCGACGGCGAGGATCCGAAGGGCTACCGCCCGACCCCGGTCGACCGGTCGAAGCTCGACGAGCGCGCCCCCGCGGAGGTCCGACTCGCCGGCGACCTGCGAGAGGCCGTCGTGGAGGGCTCGCTGTCGGGCTTCTCGCGGGCCCTCGACGCGATGCTCCACGGGCCCGACGAGATGGCCCTGTTGTCCACGTGGGCCGTCTTGCACCTCCTCCGCCCTTTCTGATGCGGCCGGGGTACGTGCCCCTCCCCCGGCCCCACGACCCCCGGCGCAAGGCCCCCATGCCGTCCGTGCCCCCGGCGCTGCCCCGCGAGGTCGGCGGCGCGCTGGCCCGGGCGGCGAGCCGCCTCGGCGTCACGCTGGCCGAGGCCGACCGGCGCCTGTCGGTCGAGGACATGTTCGACGAGATGGACGTCGCCGGCTACCTGCACGACGTCGACCACGAGCCGGCCGACGCCCCGGCGCCGCAGGCCCCAGTCAGGCGGTGAGGAGGGACATCTGCTCGGCGGCCCGAGGCTGCGGCGACGGGTCCACGGCGGCGGCCACCGCCTGAGGCCACCCTGCAGCCGCCTCCTCCGCCGCGCGCTCGCGGGCGATGTCGGCCCAGCGTCGACCGTCGCGCTCGCGGGCTCCGAGGTCACCGCCGATGAATCCGCAGCCGTGCCGGGCGGCGACGATGGCCGTGGTGCCGGAGCCGACGAATGGGTCGCAGGCGAGGCCGCCGGGCGGGCAATAGCTCAGTACTTGAACCTCGGCGATATGCCTCGTGAACGGCGCAGGATGGTCTGGGTCCGATATTTCCTTGTTCACAGTTGCACCTCCAGCGGCGGCGGTTATTGCCGTCGTAAGCATACGGGTGGCTGCATAGACCATGGCTTTCGACTCCGCCGACTTCTTACCAAGCCACATATTCGCAGTTGGACGCCTGGAGCGACCTTGCCCCGCGGACAGTGCCGGTTTCGTTACAGCCCTGGCATCAAAAAAACCTCGACGCCCAGGGCGTTGAAAAACGTGCATCGGCTCCCATCCCGAGCGTCTTCGCGGCGAAACGTCTCCAGGCATTCCATCACGCAGATACGCCTCATGTTCCACGAAGCGGAGGCCGACGCGCTCGGCCCAATCGATGGCCAACCTGAACGCGATGAGCGAGCGCTCGCTACCAATCTGCCTCGACCTCGTGAACCGCACCGGGCCGTCGACGATGACGATGCAGAAGCCGCCGGGCTTGAGCGCGCGATAGCAGCAGTCGCCTAGCCGCTGGTAGTCCTTCCACAGGAAGTGCTTGGGTGCGTCGCCGCCGTAGCGCCGCGTCGGCGCACCCTCGCGGCCCTTGGCCCCGGGGACTTCCGTGGGGTACGGGGGCGAGAAGAACAGCAGGTCGACGCCGCCAAGCTCGACGCATCGTGCGAGGGTCTCCTCGAAGCTCCTGTGCTCGATGTCGATGAGCGGCACTGGGGCAGGTTAGCATGCCCGACGGTACCCTCGCCGCGTGGCCGTCCTCCGCACCCTCGTCACGCGCCTCGTGCTCGACAGCCGCCGGGCCTTCGCCGATCTCCGGGCGTACGGGCGTGAGTGGGTCACGCAGGCCAAGGTCGTCGAGGCCGCGGCGACGCGGATCGAGAACGCGGCCACGCGCGCCGGCGCGGCGATGGGGCGCGTCGCCTCCGGCGCTGCCGCGGTGAGGTCCGGCTCGGGCGGTCTCGGCTCGCCCTCTGGCGGCGCCGGCGGGGGCGGCCGCAGGCCGTCGCGCGACCCCGCGGAGGAGTTGCTGCGCGCGGCGAGGCGCGAGGCCCAGGAGAACGAGAGGGCGCAGCGCCGGGCCGACGCGCAGCGCCGCGGGCTCGAGCGCGCGGGCCGGCGCAACCTGCAGTCCGACGCGCGACAGTCCGGACTCGCCGCCGGCGGCGTGGCGGTCGCCGACGCGACGCGGGCCCTCGGCGCCTTCGCCACGGCCAGCGACCGCGCGAAGGCCAAGGTCACCGACCTCTCGGCGCAGGTGGCCCGCAACAGGAAGGAGATGGCCGACCTGCGGGAGCAGGCGGTGCGCACCGGCGACGCGGACGGCACGCTGGCGGCCCGCGTGCAGGGCCTGGCGGTCGCCACGGGGAAGGCCAACGTCGGCCTGTCCGAGGCGCGCAGGGAACTCCGCGCGGTCGACGGCGGCCTCATCGACGCCGTCAAGGGCGCGGCCAACCTGTCTGGGAAGTTCGACGCCCTGCGCGTCGCCGCGGGCAACCTGATCAGCGCTGGCATCTCCCGGGCGGTCAGCGGCGTATCCGACGCGCTGGTGGGCTCGACGAAGGCCGCGATGGACTTCGAGAAGTCGATCGTCGACGTCGCCAAGGTCGCCCGCGGGACCGACGACACCGCCGAGGGGATGGCGCGGATCGAGGCCGGGATCAAGTCCGCGAGCAAGGAACTTGGCGTCATGCCGGGCCAGGTCGCCGAGCTCACCGCCGCGATCGCCCCGGTGTTCTCCGGCAGCGAGGACCTCGTCGCGCTCACCAGCGACATCACCAAGGTGGGCGTCGCCTGGGACGTGTCGGGGCAGGAGGCCGGCAAGTTCTTCGCGGACGTGAGCCGCGGGCTCGGGACGAACGCCGCGGAGACGAAGGACCTGTTCGGCGCGATCAACGAGCTCGGCAACCAGATCGGCGTCAAGTCGTCCGAGGTCGCCGAGGCGATGACCCGCAGCGCCGGCGTGCTCAAGGGCGCGAACATCAGCGGCCAGACCGGGGCGGCGCTGAACGCCACGCTCATCGCAGCGGGCGCGAGCGCCGACGTCGCGGCCACCGGCGTGCGCACGTTCGTCGCCCGTCTCGGCGCCGGCGAGGCGGCGACGGACAAGCAGATCAAGGCCTTCGAGACGCTCGGCCTGTCGGCCAAGGACGTCGCGCGCGAGCTCACCAGCGGCGACGCGCAGCGGGCGGAGAAGCAGATCAAGGAGGTCGTCCAGGCGATCAGTGGCCTGCGGGACGACCAGCGCCTGCCGACGCTGATCCAGTTGTTCGGCTCCGAGAGCATCGGCTCGATCGGCGCCGCGGCGACGGCCGTCGACACCCTGAGCAAGTCCTTCGAGATCGCCAGCGGAGAGTCGGCCCGGTTCAACTCGGTGCTCGGCGAGTACGACCGCGTGAGCAACACCAGCGCCGCGCGCGTGGAGAAGCTGAAGGCCAACATCGGCGTCCTCGCCGTCGAGCTCGGCGACAAGCTGCTCCCATACGTCGACCAGGTCGTCAACTTCCTGACCTCGCCCGAGGGCCAGGAGTGGGGAGCGAACGCGGTGGCCACCGCGGCGGAGGCGGCCCGCGGCTTCGCCGAGGCGGCGATGGCCGTGGGCGGCGCGCTCGGCTGGCTCGTCGAGAAGATCGGCGGCACCGGGACGGCGGTCGCGGTCCTAGGGGTCGCCGTCGCCGCGCTGGCCGGGCCGTGGGGGATCGCGGCGGCGGCGGCCGTGGCGGCGACGGCCCTGATGGTCGCGGGGATCGCCAAGGTCCTCGACAAGATCCCCGCGGTGCGGTCGGCGGTGAACTCGATGTTCGACGACATCACCGCGGCGACGGGGGACGCGAACCTGGCGAGGCTGCGCAAGGAGGCCGACGAGGCAGACCAGCGGGACCTCGGTGAGGTGACGGACCTCGACCGGGCCCGCCGAGCGATGGGGAGGGACGTGACGTCGCCGATCGACTCGAGGCCGGGCCCGTCGTTCGGCCGCGGCCCGGCGCCGATGGGCTCAGGACCGCCTCCCCCGGGGCCCGCCGAGGACGACGCCGGCCTGGGCGGCATGGACCGCTTCAACGCGCTCGTGGCTCGGCGGAACCGCGGCGCGCTGCGGCCGAGCGAGGCGAAGGAACTCCGGGCCCTGAGCAAGCGGCTCGACGTGGCGGTCCCTAAGAAGCCGGGCAAGGGCCACAAGCAGACGAAGATGGACCGGCAACTCGCCGCCATGGACCCTGCGCTCGCTGGGCTGCTGCGCCAGGGCGGCGAGGAGGACGCCGGCGGCGACCTGAAGGTCCACGACGACGTCCTGTCCAGGGGCGCCTTCTCGGCGGCCGGGCGCTCCCGCGGCCTTGGCGGCCTGTCCTCTGGGTCAGGCGGCGTCGGCCCGGGGCCGAACATCAACACGACTAACGTCTTCAACAACATCACGGTGAACCAGGCGATCGACGCCCGGGGTCAGAACCAGACCGCCGCCGAGTCGATCGCCTCGGTCGCCGACCGAGGGGCCCGCATGGTCGGCGGCGTGGTGTTCACCGGGGTCGAGCGGACGCTCTCGGCGAAGAACGCCGGCGGGCGGATGGCGTGACCTACTCGCCCAGCGCCTCGCGGATCTCCTGGGCGCTTCGCTGGAGGAGCGCATCCTCGAATGCCTTGGCCCGGTGCTGCGCCTCGTTCCTCGCCCCCAGCGCCTCGGAGGTCTCCCGGACGAGGTCGTCGCACCGCGCGTGGACCTTGGCAAGGTCCTCTCGTTGCTTGGCGATGATCGCGTCCTTGTCGGCCATCATCTTCGTCATGTCGGCGATGAGTCGCTCCTGGTTGGCGACCTCGACGTTGAAGTCGTGGACGCGGGCGCCGACGTGGTCGCGCATCTCGTCGTCGGTCCCGGCCGCGCCGGCGAGGCCGTTGGCCCACGCGCGCCAGGCGAGCAGGTCGTTCGCGGAGGCGAGCAGGGACTCGCGTTCGTTGTCGATGTAGCGGTCGCCAGCCGAGGCGGAGGCCTCCGCCGCGAGCAGTTCTCGCTTGACGTTGTCGTAGGCCACCGCGAAGGCCGACTCGCTGTCCAGGAGACGTGAGGCGGCGCCCCAGAGCGCCTCGGCCTCCCGGCGCATGGCGTCGCCGCGGATGAGCAGTGAGGCGGCCACGTCGGCGAGGCGACGGGCGACGGCGGTCGTGGCCCGCAGGTGGGCCTCGCGGCCGTTCGTTACGTCGTCGAGCAAGACGTCAAGGATGACATCGGCGTCGGACTGGTCGTGTCCGGTGACCGGCCAGAGACGCGCTGCCTCGCCGTGGTCGACGGCGAGCGCGACGCCGTCAGCCAGAGCGAGCAGGTCGGCGTCGTTGGGGTGGGACTCGACGCGCTCGCGGAGGAGGTCGTCGAGGGCGGCGAGGATGAGTGGGGTGCGGTCGATCATGGCTGAGACAGCTTAGCATGTCTCTCGCCCCTGCCGACCCTGCCCGCTCGTCCTGACAGGCCCGCGCGCCCGTCCTTCTGATAGATACCCTGTGGCTGGCTGTCCCGCGCACCGGGCCTGCTTCCGGACTTCGCAGGCTACGTCCGGGGCCCTGCGGGACGCCACAGGGTATCAGAAGGAGAGGGCGCCTGTCAAGTGGCCGCGTTAGGGCTTGTGGTTACGGATGGTTGGGAGATGGCACGGCGGGCCGGCAATTAGCCTCGCCCCGTGGCCACCGTCCTCCGGCGCCAGTCCCAGCCCCTGATGTCGATCGGGGACCTCGTCTTCGACTGCGAGGTGTCCGTCCAGCGCGGCGGCCAGCGCGAGATCAGTCGGCGGCGGCTGGCGAGCGGCGCCCGCGTGTCCGAGCACTCCCGCCGCCTCCCGCGCACCTGGCAGGTCGAGGGCGCCGTGTCCGCCCTGCCACCGGCGCAGAACGTCGGGCGGCCGGGAGCGAGCGCCACGCTCGGCGGCCTGAACGCCCTGCCGGTCGCCGCGTCCGCCTTCTCCGCCGCAGCCATCGCCAGCAGGGTCAAGGACTTCGAGACGCGGCTGGACCGCCTCCTCGACGACGACGTGTTCGGTCCAGTTGAACTCGTCAGCAAGGTCGTCGGCCGGCCGCTCGTGGTCATCACGGAGTGGCAGGCGACCACGACCGGGGACGACGGGATGGTGGGGCGCTACCGCCTCACGCTCGAGGAGGTCCAGCGGGCGGACCTGACGATCACGGACGGGACGCCGGAGTCGCTGGCGCTGGTCGGGTCGGGCGGCGCGCCGCAGCCGGGCGGGGGCGGGCCCAGCCAGGCGACCCCGGTGACGCTCGAGGTCGTGCCGTAGCATGGGCGATTGCACCGCCGGACGAGACATGTTAGCGTGTTTCGTATGACCACTCACGCAATCGATCCCACGACGAAGGCCGCTCGGTGTGCCTCGTACATCTACCAAGGCGACCAAGAGTACGTATGGGTCACCTGCCGGGCGTGCCTGCGCATGCTCGATGAGTTCGAAGGCGGATCCGTCGTCGAGCAAGTCCCGCCGCGAGCAGCCTTCGTCAACACCGGCGCCGAGCACATGCCGATCGGCCTCGGCTATCACCTGCTCCACCTCCAGCACCTCGCCGCCTGCGGGGAGAGGGACGAGTCGTGATGCAGACGCAACATCAGATTTACGCCGAACATCGCGCTGCGTGGGCCAACGCGAGGACTAGGAGCGTGTCCGATGAGCGCCAGGACACTGTCCTTTACCTGCGTAGACTGGCGAACAAAAGACTTGAGCCCGAGGTCTACAAGGCCCTGCGAGATGCGGCTCAGGACCTCGAGAACGGGAAGCACGAAGGAGAGGCCGACCGATGACCCGCGACGTTCCGTTCGATGAGGAGGTCGCCGAGCGCGACCCGGAGACACAAGAGAGCTTCGCCGATGTGCGCCCGCTGGGCGAGGTCGAGGCGATGCGCGTACGGTGGGCCGCCTTGTTCGGTGACGCCAGCCGTGAACAGGTCATCGAGGCGATGCGCGAGAATCTACGCAAGGCATAGCCTCGCTTCGTGCCGACGTCCGTCCCCACCCGCCGCCTCGAGTTCGCCAGGTCCGCCTGGGACACGCTGGCGTCGGGCGCCGTCGTGCTCGACCCCAACGGGTCGCGGTACCTCATCCGCATGCGCTGGCTTCCGGTCGCCGAGTCGTGGGCCCTGACGCTCCTGCTCACCTCGGGGGCCGTCGTCGTCCACAACGCCGCCGTCCGCGACCGAACGGATTGCCTCCTGGGAGTGTCGACTACGGGGCGCCCCGTCGGCGCCATCATCTCGTACGACCCCAAGGGCCGCGGCGACCCGACTCTCACGTCGTTCTCGCAAGGCGGCGTGGGCCTGTACTACCTCCCGGGCGGGTTCGTCCCGCACGACTTCAGCCTGTACAACACGGACGTCGCGTAGCGACATGCTAGGATGGTTGCATGTCCTACGACATCTGGCTGGAAGCGGACCTCGGCGGCAACAAGCCGTACGTGATCGACGAGAACCACAACCACACGAGCAACACGTCGCGCATGTGGTCCGCGGCCGGGGCCGACCTCGCGGAAATGGACGGCCTGCCCGCGGGCGAGTGCATCCCACTACTGGAGCGGGCCGTCGCCGACATGGACGCCAGGCCTGAGTTCTACGCCGCCATGAACCCGCCGAACGGATGGGGCAGCAACGAGACGTGTCGGGCGTTCCTGTCGTCCTTGCTTGATTTCTTCCGCAAGGCCCCGCGGGCGAAGGTCGTCGTCAGTCGGTGACGTTCTCCCTCTACCGCCGCACCCGCTCCGCCCGGCTCGTCGTCACGACGCCGGACGGCGCCGTCGTGCAGGTCGACAACCTCGTCGGCGACACCGGGTTCTCGCTCGAGTTCGAGGCGCGGCGGACCATGGACGAGTCTCTGGGGGAGTTCCAGGTCTCCGCGTACAACCTGCCCCCCGAGGCGATCACGCTGCTCGAGTCGGCGCAGACGAGGCGCGTCGACGACATCGACCGGCTCCTCGTCGGCGCCGGCCTCTCCGTCTCCGAGGTCGCCGCGGACGGCACCGCCGCGCTCGCCGGCGGCTTCCTCGTGGCCGAGGTCCACGCCGGCTACGACGGCACCATGTCCCGCGTGTTCTCGGCGGTCGGGGCCCGCGCGTCGTCGGGGTACGCCGAGTCATCCGGCGAGGGACAGGACCGCGACCGGCAGGGGCGCTTCGTCAAGCAGGTCGGCGAGCTCACCTACCGCACCCGGATCTCCGCGCTCGACTCGCTCGACGGATGCCTCTTCGGCCTGCCGCAGTCGTCCTTCCCCGGCGGCACGACGATGTTCGAACTCGTCGACTACCTGCGCCGGATCGCCGGGCTCGGGCCGGGCAACCTGACGCAGGCTGGCCTGGCCGCGCTCATCGGCGACGCGCGGCTGTCCTCGCCGTACCACGTCAGCGGCGGCGAGGCCCTGGCCCACCTGCGCAACGTCCTGCAGTACCTGCCGCTCCGGTGGTTCGTCGACGACCGCGCCCTGTGGATCTGCGGGCGAGACGACGTGCCGAACCCGAACGGGGTCCCGGCGTACGTCGCCGACGAGGTCGGAGAGCCGGACCTCCTCACCACGCGACCCAGGCGCGACGATGGCGGGTTCATCCGCGCCGAGTGCCTGCTCTGCCCGCGGCTCCTCCCCGGCCGTCTGGTGCGCCTCACGGAGGCCGGGCTCGCGCTCGCGCTGCAGGGCCTGTCCCCCACCGAGCAGCAGGTCACGTACGCGCAGGTCCCCCCGGGCCTCTACCGCCTGGAGGAGGTCACGCACACCGGGTCGACCTCGGACATGGAGCGGTGGACGACGACGATGCTGCTGCGCCCGGGCGTGGCGAAGAACGCGTAGCGTCGAGACATGCTAGGATGTCTCCCATGCAGAGACACGTGATCGAGCTGGTGGCCGCGCGCGCGGCCGAACTCCTGGGCGAGTGGATCGGCCTGAGCCCATTCGCCAAGAGCGACAACGGCGACGAGAGCAGCGTCGGCGGCTTGGCCATGGTCCTCGGGGCCATGCTCGCCGCGAAGGCTCCGCCGCCCCCACCGGATGCCGTCGAGCGGATGCGCGACCACATCCTGGCGGACATCGCTGGCAGGGCAAAAAACGGACAGGTCATGCGGATGACGTACGACGTGGACTACGGCCCAGGACGAGAATTGTCCAGGTTGGCGGAGTCGTGCGAGATCAAGTCGTCCTGGCCCATCAAGTCGCACCTCACGATCTATCTCCACCATAGCAAGACGTCAATCTACAACAAACGCAACTACGGTGCCGAGGGCCTGACGCACTACCTCATCGACGGGCGCGGGTGGATCGTCAGCCCCAGCACCATCGACGCCCGGGTGCTGCCGATCGTCCTCGCCGCCATCGACCGCGGCGATGTGAGCCCAGACGTGGCGCGGCTGGAGCCGTTCAAGACCTGACGGGCCAACCTCGCCCCGTGGCCGACGAGCAGCAGATCAAGATCGACCTCTACGAGGACGTGCTCATGGGGGCCGTCCGGAAGATCCGCCAGACCTTCCGCGTGGGCCTCCCGGCGCGGGTGAAGTCGGCCTACCGGTCGACCAGCCGCGCCGACGTGACGTTCGGCGTGCGCTGGCTGGCGACGAACCGCGAGGTCTTCGAGGAGCCGCCGGCCCCGGCGCTGCCCGTCCTCCTCCCCCGTGGCGGCGGGTACGCGATCCACTTCGACCTGCGCGCCGGCGACCTGGGCGTGGCCCTCGCCTGCGACGGGCCCGTGTCAGGCCTCTACGACACGGGCGACGCCGTCACCCCGCAGTTCCCCCAGATGCACGACTACGGCTGCGCGGTGTTCTACCCGTGCGGACGGGTCAGCAACGAGCAGGTCCCGACCGAGCCTCCGAACCCGGCGGGCACGATGACGGTCGGCGCCGAGGACGGGAGCGCCACCGTCGAACTCAAGGGCCGCGGCCTGCCGTCGCTCGCCGAGCAGGGCACCGTGGTCATCCGCGCGACGACGCACGTGCCCCCGTCGTTCGCCGTCCTGCTCGGCGGCGACGGGGCAGTCCTCGGCGTGGCCCGACTCACCGACTCGGTCGACCGCAACGCGCTCCTCACCACGTGGATGTCGCAGGTCACCGCCGCGATCAACGGCCTTGTGCCGGGCAGCGTGACCCCGTTCCTGACGTCAGGGATCGGCACCATCTCCTCGGCGAGCGACAAGGTGTCGGCGGAGTAGCCCCGTGACATGCTAAGGTGTCACCTGTGAAGCGCATCAAACAAATCATCGAGTCACTCAAGGTCATTTCCGACAAGCCGTCGAAGACCATCGCCGACATGGCTGACCGCGTCTTGTCCGACGCCGGGGGTATGGACGCGGAGGTTGAGGCGAATGCCTCCGCGGAGGACCTGCGCCTGGTCAAGAACATCCTTCTGGCCGTCGTCCGTCTCGCCGAGGACATGGAGAAGCCGGTCGCGGAGGCGAAGTCGTGAGCATCGTCGAGTTCGCTGCAACGGCGACCGCATTCGAGACGTGGCTGTTCCTGGTCACGGCCGTTTGGTTCGGGGTTTTCCTCGGCCGGGCGTCCTGGGGAAAGTAGGCTCGCCCCGTGCCGACCTTCCTGGAAGCCCTCTGGATCGCGCTGTACTCCGCCGAGGTGCAGCGCCAGTACGCCGCCTACGCCTCGTCGGGTAAGACGGTCGCGGTCACCATGACGCAGGCGCAGGTAGACGCGGTCGCCGCGAGCGCGCAGGCGGTGGCCGACGCGTTCGTGACCGCGACGACCCCGGACAGCCTCGCCGCGCTGCAGGCCGCCATCGCCGCGCTCAAGCCTGCGTGACGTGACGCGCCATGCCTGACTCGACCTCGACCACCTGGAACCCTGGCGAGCCAGTCTTCGACCAGTCGACCGGAGAGCCGTACGTCGACGCCGAGGGGGCGCTCGTCGAGGTCGCGCCCGGCCTGCTCGTCCAGGCCCCGGACGGGCGCACGCTCGACGGCGACGACGTGGCCAACGCCGCGTGGCTGCGCGCGAACGTCTACGAGGGCGAGTGCCAGCGCCAGCGAACCGTGGGCGTGCCGTACCTGCAGCAGGGGCTCGGCCAGATGGATGACGCCCGCGCGGTCGACATCGTGGCTGCCGAGGTCGTCGAGCGCACCCCTGGCGTCGGCGGCGTGGTCGACGTGCGCTCGAGGGGGATCGACCCGCTGACGCGCGTGCTCCACTTCGACGCCGCGCTGCTCCGGCAGGGCGGCGACGAGCAGCCGTTCGCGGGCGTCGTCGGGCCATAATACTTGTGTGATTCGTTCTCTGTTCCCATCTCGCGGATTGGTTGTGGAGCGCGTCTCCGGTCCCGACTCCTTCCGCGTCGTGGCGGCCATGATCATGGAGCATCATCGACACCACGACCCGCCGGTCGGGTGGATGTGGGGGCTCATGGCATGGCGCGACGGCTGGCTCGTCGGTGTGGCGACCGTGGGCCGGCCGGTCTCGCGGAACCTGCAGTCCGCGGGCCTTCTTGAGGTGACGCGGCTGTGCACATTCTCGCGGCGACGGTTCGGTGCGGCGTCGGCCATGTACGCGGCGGCCAGTGCTAATGCGGCAGGACCATGCCCCGGCGTCATCACGTACACGCTGGACAAGGAGTCTGGCGTGAGCCTCGTCGAGGCCGGGTGGCACGACGAAGGCCCGGCGGGTGGCGGCTCGTGGTCATGCCCAAGCAGGCCCAGGACGGATCACCACCCGCTCGGGAAGAAGCGCAGGTGGCGGGACAGGCCCGCCGCGGGGTAGCCTCGCCGCGGCATGGCGGTGACGATCCTCGGGCTCACGATCGGCGACGACGGCACCGGCTTCGTCATCCCCACGTACGCGCAGGTCCGCGAGGCGCTGGCGGACCAACTGCGGAAGCTCTCCGGCTACGCGAACCTGCAGACGCAGCCCTCGGCCCTCTACGGCTACCTCGTCGACCTCGTCACCCACGGGGTCGACATCTCGCTGCAGTCCGGCGCCGCGCTCGTCTATCGGACGATCTTCAGCTTCGCCCAGGGCGTCGCGCTCGACCAAGTCCTCGCCGGGTTCATCACGCGGGTGCAGGCCAGCGCCTCGACGGTCGTGGCGTACGCGTACGGCTCTGGCGGCGCGGCGGCGGCCGCCGGCACGGCCCTGCGCACCTCGGCGAACGGCCCCCCGTTCCTGACGGACGGCGCGGTGGTGGTCCCCGTCGCGCCGAACTCGGAGGCGTACGCCGTCGAGATCGAGCCGTTCGGCGAGGGCGAGTACGCCGGCCTGTTCTTCTTCGTCGTCGTCGACGGCACGAACGCGATCTACGGCGCCAACGGGTTCGACACCGGGGCCACCGTGCGGGACGGCCTCGTCGCCGCCGTCAACGCTCTGGGACAGACGCAGGTCGCGTACGCGGGCGGGACCTCGCCGACGAACGGCCGCGTCGCGCTCCTGGTCCGCGAGGAGCAGGGCGCCGGGGTCTTCCCGCTCACCGTGTCCGGGCCGGTGGGGACGATCTTCTCCTTCGCCGCGGTCGCCACCCCGGCCACGGCGCAGGCGCTCGGGCCCACCCAGGCGCCCGCGCAGGCGCTCCGGTACGGCCCGCCGCTCGCAGGGGTTCAGGGCTACACGAACCCGCTGCAGGCCGTCCTGGGGCGCACGCGCGAGACGGACTCGCAGCTCCGGGCCCGGTGGCAGGTCGTCCAGCGCGGCCTCGGCGGCGGCTCGCCCGACGCGGTCCGCGGGATCATCCTGTCGCCGGTCGACCTGAACGGCGGGGGCGCGAGCTTCTGCGTGGTCGAGTACAACCCGACCGACGCCGTCGACGCGGCGGGCAACCTGCCGCACTCGCTGCGCGTGGTGGTCAACGCCGACGCGGACGGCCAGTCGGTGGCGAACGCGCTGTGGCGGGCCAAGGCCGCGGGCGACAACACGAACGGCCCCGAGGCGTACGTCGTCACGGACGCGAGCGGCGACCCGCAGGACGTACTGATCGACCGGCTCGAGGACGTCTGGATCGGCGCGAGCATCACGGTCACGGTCGGCGACGGCTGGCCCGTCACCGGCGACCCGCTGTCGCAGCTGCGGACCGACGTGGCGGCGTACGTCGAGGGCCTGGAGGCGAACGCGGACGTCCGGGTCAACACGCTCCCGATCTCCAACTTCCCCGACGGGACGAGCCGCGGCGTCGTCAACTTCACGGTGGAGGTCGGCGTGGGCCCCGGGCCCGGCGGCCCGTTCGTGTTCCAGGCGATCTACCCGACGGTCGAGCCGGACGCCGAGGTCGCCTCGCTCGTCATCACCAGCAGGCAGAAGGCGCGCATGGTCGTCGGCGACGTGGCGGCGTCGATCGTCCCGTGACGCGACGTGCTAGGATGTCTCCCATGCAGTCATACGCGCAGCGCATCAGCGACCTCATCACAGGCCAGGGCCAACACTGGAGCCCCACGACCGACGTCGAGTCGTGTTTCTTCTCCATCAATCAGGTGGATGTCGAAGGCGACAAGGTCGTCATCTCGACCGGCACCGGCCAGATCGTGCTCGACTGCCACGAGTCGACGTTCATGGACGAGCGGACCCGCCTCGTCGAGGAGCGCGTCCGGGCGTCGATCGTCCCGTAACCCGCTAGGGCATCATTCATGCAAGAGAAGTCATCGGGCGACATAGCGATCAGCATTGCGGACGCGGTCGGAATCGTCGGGGTCGTGGTGGCATTGGCCTTCCTGTTCGCGGAGGTCGCGGCGTGGTGGGTGGCAGCACTCGCTGCCCTGGCGGTGGGATTCGCGCTGTTCGCGGTTCGTGCAAGGGTCCACTGAATGCCGATCTTCCGCCAGTTCGTCGAGCGCCTGTCGCCCCTCGTCCCGTCCGTCCTCCGCAAGAAGACGCCGGTCGTCATCGACGACATTGGGGCGACCACGTCGTCGAACATCCTCAACCTGGCGCTGGTCGTCGGGTGGCAGGTGCTCGACGCGCTGGGCGAGGCGCTCGAGGAGCAGGCGGAGGTCTCGCACCCGCTGGCCACCGCGTCGGGCTGGGTGCTGGACCAGCACTGGGGCCCATTCCACAACCTGCAGCGCAACGGCCAGAGCGACGCTGACTTCCGCCTGTACACGCAGGCCAAGCGCATGCTCATGCGCTCGTGGGGCGCCGCCGACCAGGCGATCGAGATCTTCAAGTTCCTCCTGCCCGCGGCGACGGTGACGTGGACCCCGTTCTACCCGAAGAACTGGGTCATCAACATCACCGGGGTCCCTCTTGCGGACGCAGCCAAGGCGGTGTTGTTCATGACGAAGCAGCCGTCGCCCGCCGGAGGAGGCTTCTCCGTCTGCGGCGACAACGGCCTCGCCACCATCGCGGACCCAGTCGTCTTCTCGTACTCGTCGGTCCACGGCCCGGTGCCGACGAGCGTCGGGTGGTACTCGTCGGTCCACGGCGCGAGCGGTTCGGCGGAGGCCGGGTGGGCGCATGTCGCCGGCATCTGACGTGCTATCATGTCTGCCATGACGCCGAAGACCGCTCAGGAGTGGTTATTGATGATGTTGTGGTTGGGCATGCCGATGGGCCTCCGCATGGTGGCCGAAAACAACCTCGCCCGTTGGATGGAGCACGTGCGCCGATGAAGGTCATCTACATCGCCGGCAAGTACCGCGGCCCCAACTCCTGGGCCGTCGAGCAGAACATCCGCGCGGCCGAGGAGGTCGCGGCGCGCGTCGTGCAGCTGGGGATGATGCCGATGTGCACGCACCCGATGACGCGTCACATGGGCGGCCTGGCGTCCGACGAGCACATGCTCGCTGGCACGCTCGAGATCATGAGCCGCTGCGACGCGGTCCTGCTCGTGCCGAACTGGCGCGACAGCGAGGGCACGCGGGCGGAGGTGGCCGAGGCCAAGCGCCTGGGCCTGCCGGTGTTCGGCGAGGGTTACGCGACCGCCAGCGACTGCCAGCACACCGACCTGTCGATCGACGACCTGGAGCAGTGGGCCGAGCATGGCGAATCTACCAGCGTCGAGGCGCGTCTGCGTGACGCGCTGGAGCAGTGCCTCGTAGCGTCGGACAACGTCGACGGGCGCGAGTCGATCCATGCGGCCTGTAGGAAGGTGGGGCTCCGGATCGACTACGCCGGCGACATGGCGCCGACATGGTCAGGGAGGATGCGGCTATGAGGTGGCGCGACTCCGCCGAGGACGCCAAGGCCCGCAACGCCGCGCTCCCGACCGGCGTCGAGCCGGAGCCGTTCCAGGAGGGCCTCGCCTTCCGCCCCGACGACGGCACGCCCCGCGGGCGCTGGCGGGTCGCACGCGAGTCCGTCGACGGGCCCGAGCGATGGTGCGTCTGGGACCTGCGGCGCGGGCCGCCAGAGCGACCGACCGCGGTCATGGTCTGGGGCGGCCTGCCGACGCCGCAGGCGGGGATCGTCGTGGCGACGGCCCTGTCCCGGGCCCGCCCGATGCGCGTCATCCTGGCGGCCCTGCGCGCGCTCAGGGTGGGCGCGCGGGCCGTGCGGGACGAGGCGTCGCTCAACTAGGCGACGCGCACCATGAGGACGCTGCCGTTGCGGTAGAGGGCGCCCACCGCGACGCCGCCGGTGGCGGCCGCCGCGTCGTCCGCGAAGTTGCCGAGGGCCGCGGAGACGCCGGCGGCGTTGGCGAGCGTGGTCGCGGCGGCCCCGATCGCGGTCCTCGCCGCGGTGGCGTCGGCCGCCGTGAGGAGGGCCTGGCCAGTCCCGGTCGCGCCGATGGCCGTCTGGGCGTCCGCGGTGGTCGCCGCGATGAAGACCGCGCTGCCGGCCGAGCCCGCGCCGATCGCCGCCTGCGCCGCCGGGGTGTTCGCGGCGGTGAACACGGCGACGCCGGTCGCAGTGCCACCCAGGTTCGTCAGGGCCGCCGACGCGTCGTCCAGGTCGTCCAGGTTGTTCTCGGCCAAGAGGACGCCCGTGGGGGTCAGGGCGGACGGGCGCAGGTCGCACACGACCTCCCCCGCGGAGTTCAGCTCTCCGCTCACGGTGAAGAGGAACGGGGTCGCGGTGGTGAACGTGATGTCGGCCATGCTGGGCGGAGAATACGGGCGGGCGCGGCTCGGGCGCCCGGACTGATAATTAACGTCGTCAAGGAGACATGATAGCTTGTCTCTCGCCACGAGCTCGTGTAGCTTGATTCCCGTGACCACGTCGACCGCCACCTTCCCGCTCACCGACAACACCTACTACCTCGACGGCGACTCGCTCGCCATCGCCCGCCAGTGCGCCTCCGGCTCATATCAGCAGGACCTGGTCGAGGGCCGGGCCCGCTGGTCGGGGGCGGACCTCGAGGGGGCCGCCCGCCAGTGGGGCGGCCGCTACAGCGGGAGCCGGCGCTCCCTGCTCCGGAAGATGCGCGCCGCCGGCCTCACCCTCGTGTGGGTGACCGCCTCGCACGGCCGCCGCGTTCACTAAGAAATCGGCCGGCGGAGGTGATCGACCCGCGGGCCCGAACGACTACCAGATCACCCTGCGCCGGGGCACGGCGCGAACGGAGAACATCGTCATGACCACCATCATCAACCGCACCCCCCACGACATCGTCATCCTCCCAACCTCCGGCACCGCGTCGGACGCCCCCATCCTCCGCCTCCCTGCCGCCCCGCGCGGCGAGGTCGCCCGCGTCGAGCAGACCACGAACAACGTCGACGGGCTGGTCGCCACCGTCGACGGCGCCGTCGTCCCGATCGGACGCGCCGAGTGGGGCGCCGTCGTCGGCCTCCCGGCGCCGCAGCCAGGGGTCCTCCACGTCGTCAGCGTCGTCGTCGTGGAGGCGGCCGTCGACTCCGGTCGAGACGCGTGGGACCTCCTCGTCCCCGGCGACCAGGTGCGGGACGCCGGCGGTCGGATCGTCGGCTGCCGCGGCCTCGTCGACGGGGTCTCCGCCTCGCCGGCGATGTCGGGGCGGCGCGCGCGGGCGGTGGCCGACCGGATCCACCAACGGCTCGACCCTGAGGCGGACAACCTCCGGCCCGACCCAGAGGCGCTGGCGGTCGAGGCTGAAGGGATCGTCGCGGCGCACGACCGGTGGGTCCACGAGGCCGGCCGGCTCCGCAAGGACGGGGGCTGGTCGTACGACGCCACCGAGCCGCACGGGGCTCTCCGCACGGACCTCGTCTCCACGTGCCGGCGCGCCGTGACGGCCTCGCTCGCCCGGCCGGGCCTCGGCCCCGACGAGGCCCGCCGCGTCGCGCTGACGGAGCTCCTCGCGGCGATCGGTGCCGTCGCCCTTGACCTGCCGCCTGGATGCACCGGCCTCAAAAAGACCGCGATGTGACCAGCCGCGCGCGCGGGTACCCTCCGCGCATGCGTCCCGCGTCCGCCGCCATCCTGCTCCTCGCCGCGTGCACCTCGACAGGCGCCGGCGGCACGGAGCCGTGCGCCGTCCCGGCGGCGTGCGAGGAGATCCAGGCGTGCCACGGCGGCGGTATGTGACCCGCGGTTACCCTCGCGGCGTGTCGGTCGACCAGATCACCAGCGCAGTCCCGTTCGTCCTCACCCTCGCCGAGCCCGCGGAGGTGAACTCCGGCGGCGAGGTCGTGCTGGGACCCGAGAACCTGACCGCGGCGGCGCCCGAGGCCCCGGTGCAGAGCGTCTTCGGGCGCGACGGGATCGTGGTGGCGGCGACCAACGATTACCTCGCCAGCCAAGTCCGGAACGACTCGGACGTGGACGGCGCGCAGGTGAGCGACGCGCTCGAGGTTCTCGACGCGGCCGTCGCCGCCGCGGGAGTGGTGTGGCTCGCGGTGTACGTCGCCGACATCGTCGCGCCGGGGAGCGTGTTCGTCCCGGCCCCCGTCACCGGGACGCTCACGACGATCCGGCTAGCGCTCTCCGCCCAGCCGGACATCAACTACGCGGTCGTGGCGCAGATCGGCGGCGCCCCCGTGACCGGCGGCATGGTGACCGTGCAGAGCACCGACGAGCCCGGCACCGTGCGGTCCGCGACGCCCTCGGCGGCCAACGCGGTGACGGCCGGGACGTCGTCGGTCGAACTCGTGCTGCCGGACCTACAGGGCACCCCCGGCAACGGCGTCGCGCTCCTCGGCTTTACCCCGGCGTGACGGCTGGCGGCGGCGCGGCGTGCCACACTCGCGCCGTGAGACTCATCCCCGTCATCATCCTCTCCATGGCCCTCGGGCCAGCCTGCGACGTCGAGGCCGACCGCGTCGAGCCGCGCGAGGCCGAGGACGGCTGCGCCTACTCGGCGCCGCTCAACTACAACGACGACCACGCCAACACCCCGGCGGAGTGCACGATGAAGCTCGCGCTCTGCGTCGACTCGTTCCTTGTCGGCTGCGACGAGGACGCGCCGGGCTGCTACTCCGAGATCGGGCACTGCTTCAAGAAGCTCGACGTGTGCTGGAAGACGATCGGGTGACGCGACGGTAGCCTCGTCCCGTGGCGACCAAGCCGATCGTTCAGCCGGAGATCTGGGCCTCGAATGCCCTGTACACCACGGGGCCCTTCATCGGCTCGGCGTCTAAGATGGTGCCGGCGGCGCTCATCGCCGCCGAGGGCCACCGCCCCGGCGCCGCCAACCCGACGCCGGCCGAGTACGAGAACTCGCAGCAGAACCGCATCACGGCGCTCTGCCAGTGGGTCTTCTCCGGCTCGTCCGCCGGGGCCGCCGACGCGCACATCGTCGAGGCGAACGCGGCGGGGCGCGCCACGGTCCACGGGCTCACCGTCAACGACCTCGTCAACGAGACGGCGGCCGCGGTGTTCAGCGCTTCATCGGGCCTCAACCCGGCGCTTCTTGTGACGTGCACGGCTGGCGCGCCAGTGATCGGTGCGGCCCTCGGGAACTCCGCTGGGTCGGCCTTCACCACCACGCTCGGCACCGGCGCGACCGCGACCGGACTCGACGTGATCATGTTGAACACCCCGGCCGGCGGCGCCGGCTTCCGGGTGCAGACGGACAACCTCGCCGTCGCCCCGGCGATCAATGTCATCCACGTGGGCCCCACCGCGGCTGCGGTGACCGTGGCGGCGACGGGGACCGGTGCGCAGGCGATGTCGCTCGAGGCGGACGACGACGCCGCCTTGTTCGCAGACGGTGGCGTCGCCGGGTCGGCCGCGGTCCTCGCGGTCGGCAAGGTGACCGCGGTCGGTGTGCGCGGCTCTGGCGGCCCTGGCGGAGCGAACGGCGTCGAGGGGATCGGGACCGGGTCGGCGTCGTCTGGGGTGTCCGGACTCGCAGAGCAGCGCGGCGTCTCTGGCACTGCAACTGACGCCGCTGATGGGTTTGGGGTATACGGAGTGTCGGCCGCTGCTGCAACCACGCTCGCTGGTGGCGTTTATGGAGAGGGTCTGGGTGATGGCACTGGTGTTTTTGGTGAATCGTCGGATGGCTATGGCGGCCTGTTCACGGCCGATGGTGACCGTCCGCCCCTCTTCTTGACCTCCCGCATCACTGATCCGACCAGCACCTTGACCGGCGGTTTGTGGCACCGCTTCTCTCGCGGTCTTTCCACGTACGTGGCGAATTTGCCACGTCTTTTGTGGCACACCGCAGGCGGAGCGGCGATCGTGTGGGACTACGACCAAGGTCCATCTACGGCCAACGACTCGCCTGACACAATCTTGACGTGCACGCTGACGGGAGCCGATTCGCCAGTCGTGGCCGGAACCGTGTGGATCATGGTGACGGTGGAGGTCGGTCGTACTTCTGGGACCCCAGACGCCACCATCGAGATTCGGGATTCGACTGCTGGCGTATCATTTATCACGGATACCATCCCATTGTTTCAAACCGCTGGCGCTGGCGTTTTTGAGCGGACCGCGACGTACATCATCCCGCGTCCGGTATCCGTCGGGAACCGGACGTTCATCGTCAATATCGGGTCAAGCGCGGCTGGCTCTGACATCAATTGGCGGAACGCCGCTATGGCCATCATCGGCGTATTCTAGGGCGCCGCCATGAGATCAGGCGGCGTAGACGCAGATGTTGGTCCATGAGTCGCAGACGGTTCCGTTGAGGCACGGCCCGCCGCCGCACGACAGGAAGCAGAATCCGAGGTGCTCGTCGCACAGCATCTCGTCCTCGAGACCGTTGCAGGTGTAGTCCTGAGCCGCGACCGCGTCTCCGGCCGGTGGAACGCAGATATCCCCCGCGGCGGAGCTAAAGCACAGCGTGCCGTCGCTGCATTTCCCGTCGACGCATGGCCCCCAAAGAACACCCTTCTCCTGGCAATTGGTCGTCTCAAGCGTGTCTGGGAAGACGCATGTCTTCGTCCCCGGATCGCACATCGCTCCGTTGGTGCACGGCTCGTTGGCGCAGGAGATGACGCAGCGGTCCTGCGCCACGCTGCACCGCATCTCGCCACCGACCCACTCGGCGCATTCCCTGGCGAGGTCGACGTCGAATCCGTCCTGGCTTGGAGCGGGGATGCACATGCGGCCGGTGTCGGTGGTCATGCACTGAAGGTCATGCAGGCAGAGGAATGCAAGGTGATCATCGCACGGGCCGAATGGACCGCCGAGGCCACGGCATTCACCGGGACCGCCGACGTCACATGCCGAACCGGCGACCATGGAAAGGGGGAAGAGTAGGGAGAAGATGATGGTATTCAGGCGGGTCATTTGGTGTTCCGTGCGCGGGCTTGTCTCTACCTCGCCGGTTTAAAAGCGTCAAGCTAGCTTGTCTCTCAGGCAGCAGAACGCCCTACAGAGGCGGTGTGTCGACTATGTGCGCGTTTTCCGCGCCGTCCGGCGGGTAGACGCACAGGCCGTGGCGGTCGTCGCACACGGTGCCGCCCTCACAGTCCCTATCGGCGTTTACCTTATCGCATACCAGGAAGCACAGCCCGAACGACTCGGAGCAGGACATCTCCCCACGCCATGCCGCGCATTCGGCGGTCAGCGGGTCGGAGGCGGCCTCGAACTGCGGCAGGCAGATCCGGCCCTCGGGCACCTCGACGCAGGCGAGGCCGTCCGCGCATCCGGCGGGCGCCTCGGCGTCGGGGGCACACGGGCCGAACATCTGGCCGACGTCGAGGCACTCTCCGGGCTC